AATTTTCTTCACAGGAATGAAACGCCGAAAACTGACGAATAAACGAAAGAAAAAGATTCAACGAGTTTTCAACATTCGTGCCCGGTAACGCGTTGGTAACGCGTTACCACCCAGAAAATGCAGTTTCCAACAGACAAAACAAAACGTAACAACGACAAAAAACGATGCTTTCAACACGGCTTTCAACGGCATAAGCTGCCATGTTCTTCCCCCTAACAACCCCTATCTTACATCCATGTATATCTAGAATATCTAACTTAATCTTAGATATTATTATCTTAGATATAGCTTAATAATATAATATATAGCTTATGGGTTAGATTGAGAGGCGGACGTTTGCGCGGCGCCACGAAGACATGGCGCAGACCATTTTCGTGACATGACGAAAATGGTCCGGCAGTTGCTTGCAACTTGACAGCAGCTTGAAAAATGAGTTCAACCCGTGCGATCCGAAAAGTTGAACTTGATGCCGGAAAACGCGCGGAAATAGCCTATTTTTGTGATTGAATGCGCGCAAAACGTGTGATTCGTGCTAAAAGCGTGCAATAGCGCGAGAAAAAACGCGCGGCGCGCGAATAACGCCCAGGGCGGCCGTTTAACTTGCCGGTAACTTGCCAGGGCAACGCCAGAAGCCCCAGGGAAGCCCTGTCGTGGCCTTTTACAAACCGATGCGGAAAACTAGACAAAGAAAAACAAAACGCCCACAAGGCCGCTTTCCGACGGTCTGGTGGGCGTTGCTTTTTACTGCACGACGGAGCTATCAACCCAGAGGTCGGAAACTTCGCCCGCCATTTCTTCGGCACCGATGGAGCCAGAAGCAATTTTGGAAATGAGAGCGGAATCGAGCGAGAAGCTCAAAAACTTGTTGCCGCTGGCTGGATTCACGACCCAGTAATCAATGGCCTTGCAAGCATCAAAGCCGTGGTTCAAGACTAGATCCTGGACGGATTCAAAGGCCCGGCTTTCCGAATTGCTGACCGGGAAGGCCTGAACCTTCACCACGATCTGGCCGTCGCAGGCGCCGCCAACGGTAAGGCTCTCGATTTCACCATAGGACAGCGAAAGCCCCGGGGTTTCGACCTTTCTACCGGTGCGGCTTGTTGTGAGAGCGCTTGCGTCGAGCATGAAGGGCTCCGCTTCCGATACGGCAGCGGAAAGAGAGGCGGCAATGCTTTCCGAGGATTCGGAAGAAGCGGGGGCGGCGGAACTAGAAACGCTTTCGGAAGCCGCAACGCTTGAAGCGACAGAAACCGAAGATGCGGCCGCCTTGTTGCGATATTTGCCGCTGTACTTGATGATGCTATAAGCACACATGGCGAGAAAGATTAAAAGGCAGATTCCGCAAAATTTCAGAATGCCTTTCAAGATTCGTTTTATCGTGTTCATGTTTTCCTCCCTGGGCAGCTTGCCCTTTCACTTCCGAAACCAAATCAGCCCGCAGCGGAGGAGTTCTCGCTTGAGGCGTTCTTCTCCACAATGGACGTGTTCTGCGATGCGGCGCCTTCCGGCAGTTCCTTCAACGCCTGAATATACCCCAAGAGCCGGTCGAGCTGCCGATCAGACAGGGAACTGAGCTCCCCGGCGATTGCGGCCTCCACCGGGCGCTGGGCGGCCGCTGGCGTTGGGCTTGTAAGTTCGCGGCTGTCCGTAACGCCGAGAAGGTAGTCCACAGAAACGCCGAAATAGCGGGCAATGGCGGTTTTAATTTGGTCGTTCGGTACGCTTTTTCCGTGTTCATAGAACGACACGGTCGGCTTTGAAATGCCGAAGATGCGGCCAAACTCCTCCTGCGTCATGTGGCTTTCTGTGCGTAGAAGCCGGATTCGATCTGAAATACTTGCCATGCCGCAGCCTCTTTTCTTTAAGTTTATGATTCCTAAACAATTATACACGAATGGTGAAAGGATTTCAATTAAAGAAGTTCAAACTTGCGGTTTAAGAAATTGAAACTTTTCTATTGACAATGGCAGAAAGTTTGATTATAATAAACTCGAAGTTTGAGAAACTGAAACCAAGGAGGCGAAAACCACATGAATTGCGAACTTCTGAAAGAGACCAGAAAGCAGGCGGGAATCACCCAGGAAGCCATGGCAAAGAAACTCGGCTACAAGGGAAAAGGCAGCTATTGCCTTCTGGAAAACGGAGACGTGAAGTGCACGGTTGAGCAGGCAAAGATTATTGCGGAAACAATCGGCATGAGCATGGAGAAATACCAACAAATTTTTTTAACAAGAAAGATTGAGATTCTCGAACCTATCACAGACAAAAGGGAGGAACACACATGAATTTGTACGAAATCAGCGTGGTGGATGGCAAAGGCATTACCCACAAGTCGAAGGTCTACGAAATTAACGTGGACGCTGCTTTCAAAGAAGCGTTTATCCAGGGGAAAATCTACGGAGCCGAAAAGCTGGACGACTGCACGGTGCAGCAGATCCAGACAAACGCAGGCGTTTCCAAAGACACCGAACGCGAGTATTTGGGCCGAATCAAGAACATTCTGGATGCCCTGGGCCCGAACAGCTATTGCGCAATGGCCTTTGAAGGCTGCGCGGGGGATGCTGAGGAGAACATCGACAACGATTTTGCGGTCAGCATGAAGGGCCGTTGGCAGACCGAGCGCAAGGCCAACGAGAACATCCGTAAGAGCCTGACCGAAAAGGTGAACGCCCAGGGTCAGCGCATTGCAGAGCTTGAAGCCGAATTGCAGAAGGCCCGGCGGATGGAGGGCCAGGCACGGAAGGAGGCTGCGGAGTTCAAGATCGCCCTGGAAAAGGCGAAGGAAAAGATCCTCCCGGACAACGTTGCCGCAGAACTTACCATTATGCTGCGGAAGCAGGCCGACGAAGCCGCCAAAGAAGCACTTTACTACGCGGACCGGATGGCGGCAGAGGTTGAAAACTCCGTCCCCGTTGGCGCGTCCAACAGTGCAAAGCACTTCCGCGAGTACCGCAAGGCCCAGGTTGATGCGCTGCGCCTGCTGGGTGCGCTGGGAAACATTGGAGGCTCGGAAAATGACGATTGACGAGCTCCGCATACTGCGCGGCCTTTCCATGACGAAGCTGTGCAAAGCCGCAGGGCTTTCCATGGGGGCAGTTTTCAAACTGACCAGGCCGGGCGCAGAACTTGAACGGGCCCAGCTGGGCACCGTTATGAAGCTGGCCGCCGGGCTGGGCGCGGTGATTACCGTAGACCCGGAAGGCGTGACCATAAGACCACAGGAGGAAGCAAAATGAAAATCAAGTCCATTACCTTGCAGAAGATCGCGGCCGTGTGCGGCGGCCTGGGCCTGTTCTTTGGCCTGGGCTTTGCCGGGAACTTTGAGACGACCGGCGAAACCAGCACCGGCACGTTTATGGTTTCCCTGGGCTTTCTGCTTTTGGCCGTGCTGCTGGCCCGTGTGAGCTTTGCAGTGCAGGACATGGAGAAGCAGGAGAACAAGATCCATAAGGCCCAGAAGGACACCGTGAAGCCCCGCATGAAGCGGAAGGCAGGCTGACCATGTTTCATACAACGGTGAAATGCGTGGACTGCGGCGCGCTTATGGTTGACGTGCCGAGCAATACAAAGCGCTGCGCCGTCTGCCGCGTGGGCCACAACAGAGAATCCGTCCGCAGGGCGAACGAGACCAGGAGGGCCGAGGAGGCCGCACGGCCGAAGCTGCGAAGCCTGGACGACGACCTGGAAGCCCTGAACAAATACAACGAGCAGCGCCGGGCCGCGGGCCGTGAGCCTTTGACCTATGGCGTTTGGAGGTCCAGAGGGGCCCCGGAGGAATACGCATGAAAGAATTTGACAGCATCCGCATTGTAGACAAGGGAGGCGACAGCGTTTCTTTTGAAATGACCGGCAACGTTGCGGGAAGCCCGTACAACACGATCGTGTTTTTGCTTCGGGCAACTTCCGGCCTGATTGCTGCCTCGGCCAAGGAAGACGCTGATCCGCAGAAAGTTGCAGATGCCTTTGCAAAGGTGTTTGCCAAGCACGTTGCCCAGGAAATCCGGGGCGGACGGGTCCACCAGGCAGAGGACGGAAAGGAGAACGCAGAACGTGAGCAAGAACGTGAAAATAAACCGTAAGCGGCTTATTAAGCTGACCGCAGGGCAGTTTGACTTACAGATTAGAGAACTTACGGACGCCGTTATGGGCATGGTGAGTGTTCGAAAGCGCCAGCATGAGAAAAGCCAGAGCGAGGCGCACAAGCCTGCAAAGAAAGGGGGTTGCGAAGAATGATCCTTTTGTTTATTGGCGGCCTGGTTGTTGGCGCCTTTGCTGGCATCTTCGCGCTGGGGCTTATTTCCTCCGGGCATTGCGCGGAGTGCCGCGCATATTACGACCGCCAGATGGAAGCAATGCGGAAGGGGGAAAACCGGTGGCGGTAAGTGAAGCCTGGCGGGACGTGCCCGGCTATGGCGGCAAGTACCAGGCAAGCGACATGGGCCGCATTGCAAACACCTTCTGGCACGGCCGGAGGCGCCAGAATGGAGGCCGCACCATCCTGGCCCAGTTTAAGAAAAAGCCCCGCGGAAAGGCCAGGGACAGCGCAAAACGCTTTGTGCACCTCACAGATCTGGAAGGGCACAGGAAGGAGGCTTCCGCCGCAAAGGTCGTGGCAGAAACCTTTCTGGGGCCAGTTCCTCCCGGGATGGCGATTTTTCACAAGAACGGCAACCCGGCGGACAACTCCGTTTGGAACCTGGTTTTCCGCACCCCGGAAGAAATAGGCCGCATGACCGGCGCGGATAGCACCCGGCGGCCGGTGCTGAAATTCAGCGCCACCGGCGAGCTGCTGGAATGCTATTCCAGTGCCAGGCAGGCGGCCAAACAGAACTATTTCAGCTACCAGGCCATTATTGACCGATGCAACGGCAAATGTAAACGGCACGTTCTGGCCCCGGACGGCAACTATTACGCCTGGGACAACACCGTGGGCGTAAGAAAGGCTAAAGAGGACCTTCGGGCGCTTGCCCGGCAAGAAGGCCGCCCATTTGCCCCGAAGAACTGGCCCGCTACCTAAATTTTACCACGAAAAGAGGTTGGAACACATGAGCAAACCCGCCACGAAAGCGGCAAACAGCCCGTTCTATTTGGCACGAATGGAGGCTGCGAAGGTCAACGACCGCTTCAGCAGCCGCGAAGGTGCAGCAGACGAAACGGGCATTGACCGCACCCGCCTGGCTCGCATAGAGCTGGACAGCATCACTCCATACCCGGAAGAAGTTATGCTTCTGGCCGACGCCTACGACGCCCCGCAGCTTTTGAATTTCTATTGTTCGACGTGCTGCCCGATTGGCCGCCAGAACGTGAAGCCCTGCGCCTTGCAGGAGTTCGACCGCGTTATGATGCAGGCGCTTGCCGCATTGCAGGGCGCAGACAAAGTTAGTGCCGCCATTATTTCTATTGCCCGGGACGGCCGCGTGGACCCCGGCGAGGATGTGCAGATGGGCGAGATCCTGGCCTACATGAAGAACGTTGCCAGCACAGCGGAGGCAATGCAGCTTTGGATCAAGAAGAATTTGAAAGGGGATGCCTACAATGGCAAGAAGTAAGAAAAGCACCCGGGAGCCTTCCAAAATGGTGCGGGTGGACGAGGCAATGGAGATTTTGAGCGTTTCCAAGTCTACCGCCTACCACACCATCCAGAAGTTTAACAACGAGCTCCGCGCCAAGGGCTACGAAGTGCCCCGGGGCCGCGTTCCTCGCAGCTATTTCATGCAGCGGTGCGGCTTATGAGTGAAGAAGAAACCAGAGAGCGCACCAGCGCGATTCTCGGCCGCCCTGTGAGCGATTCCGCATGGACGGAAGCCTGGGAGAAGGCCAAAAGAAAAATCCGCCATATCGCAGAGTTCTGCGGGTATGACGGATGCAGAGAGCAGCCCGGCTATATGGCGCAGCTTGCAGCGGAGTACATCCGCGAAGCGACGCTTTCAGCCTGGACAATAAAGAGAGGGGCCGCCAAAAATTGACGACCCCAGAACACACACCAACAGTTTATCACGATTTTTGCGAAAAATCAAGGAGGACACACAATGGAACTTTTGACGTTGAGCCTTGAAAACTTCCAGGGCTTGAAGCGTGAGGAAATCCAGTTGGACGGCCACAGCGCCAGCATTTACGGCCGGAACGCCAGCGGAAAAACCACTATTTTCAACGCCATCACCTGGCTGCTTTTTGGCAAGCCGAGCACCTGGGCGAAGAACTGGGACCCCAAGACAAAGGGACCCAACGGGGATTTGCACAACCTGGAACACAGCGCAACCGGCACCTTCCGGCTGGACGACGGCCAGACCGTGACCTTGAAAAAGGTTTTCCGCGAGGTATGGAAGCGCAAGCGTGGCAGCGCCGCAGAGGAGTACTCCGGGAATACCATTGACTACCAGATCAACGGCGTCCCTTGCAAGGAAAAAGAGTACATGGCGGCCGTCCAGGAGTATTGCAGCGGCGAAGAAACCATGAAGCTGCTGACCATGCCCGATTACTTCCCCTCCGTTATGGACTGGCAGAAGCGCCGGGAAATTCTGCTGGACATTTGCGGCGACGTTTCCGACGCTGACGTGATCGCCAGCACCCCGGAGCTGGCAGGGCTTCCCGAGTTCCTTAAAATGCCCGGCAGCACAACTCGCCTCTATAAGGTGGACGAGTACAGAAAAATCGCTACCGCCAAGAAAACCGACCTGAACAAGAAGATCGAGGCCATCCCGAACCGCATTGACGAGGCAAGCCGCGCCATTGACAAGGATCTCCCGACGCCCGAAGACCTGGCGGCCAAGCTGGCCGCAGCAGAGGCCGAGGAAACCAAGATCGCAGAGGAAAAGCGGGCAATTCTGGCCGGTGATACTTCGGAACTCCGCAGCTCCCTGGCAAACGCCAAGGCGGACTATGCAGCGGCAAAAGCCGAGTACATCGAGGAGGGCAGCGAGGCCCGGGCCAAGCACCGCAAGGCACAGGAGAAGGCAGAAAGCGAACTGCTGGAAGCCAAGACGGAGGCTGCCAATGCCACCGCGGATGCCCGGCGCAAGAAAGCAGACCTGGAACACATGAAGGCCCGCCGGGAGGCAATTCTGGCCGAGTACAAGGAAGCAGCGGCAGAAACCTGGGACGAGCACCGCGAGATCTGCCCGACCTGCGGCCAGGCCTTGCCGGAAGAAAAGGTGGAGGAGCTCCGCGCAGACTTCCTCCAGCGCCGGTCCGCCAAGCTGGAAGCCATCAACGCCAAGGGCAAGAAGGAAGCCAGCAAGGAAGCCATTGCCCAGCTTGAACAGGACATTGCGGACCTCGAAGAAAAGGCAACGGCAGCCGAGGCCCGCGCCGATGAAATTTACACCTCTCGCAAAGAGACCATCAAGGCAGAACCGCCCCGCCCGGACTTCTCCGAAACTGACCGCGGCCAGGCCATTGCGAAGACTATCCAGACGATTTCCGGCCAGATCGAGGCGGCCGAGCAGAAGCAGAGCACAGCCCTCCGCGAGGTGAATGAGCGCCAGCAGGCAGCTATGAACAACTGCCGCCAGATCCGCTATATGCAGAGCCAGGCAGAGGCAGCACAGCGCCAGCGCCAGCGTATTACGGAACTTGAAGCCGAGGAAAAGAGCCTGGCCGCGGAATATGAGAAGACCGAACAGGGCGTTTACCTGTGTGAAGTTTTCGTAAAAACCAAAGTGGCTCTTTTGACTGAGCGGATCAACAGCAAGTTCAAGTCTGTGAGCTTCCAGCTTTTCCGGGAGCAGACAAACGGCGGCGTCGCTGACTGCTGCGAAGTTCTGGTGCCCGGCGAGGGCGGCGCCATGGTGCCGTATTCGACCGCAAACAAGGCGGCCGTGGTAAATGCTGGCCTGGAAATCATCGCCACACTTTCCCACCACTACGGCGTCCGGCTGCCTATTGTGGTAGACAACGCCGAGAGCGTGACCGAACTTCTCCCCGTTGATTCCCAGGTGATCCGCCTGGTTGTGAGCGCAGAAGACGAGAGCCTGCGCGTGGAGGTAGACAAATGAACGAACCTTTTGTGCGGAAGATTTACGAATCCGGCTCCGATTCTGTCGGAAGCGGTATCCAGGATGGGCTGAACTTCTACGGCCAGCAGTTCAAGAATCTCGTTGAATCATTCCCGGCCGTGGATGCGCCTATTTTACTTGCGGCCATGAAATCCGTTCACGACGGCATCCGTGGCGTTATTCCCGAAAACGGCGCAGATTTGGAAGACGACATTTTGCAGCACGTCACAACGTTTGTGATTCCTTTTCCGGGAGGGAAGAAATGAGCGCCAAGGACAAAGACCAGGAGCCCGGCACGTTTATGATCCAGGCTTGCCGCTGCCGCCGCTGCGGCGGGCTGCTGACCAGCAAAGAGGGCGTGAGGAACGGCATCGGCCACGTTTGCCGCATGAAGGCCCTTCGGGAAATGCCGGACCCGAACCAGGTAACGGTTTTTGACGTCCTGGGCGACAAAGAGGAGAACACACATGAAAAATAATTTTCCGTTCCGCACGCACTGGAAGAAGCCGGAGGAACCCAAGGCGGCCCCGGAAACTTCACAGTATCTGCCGCGGGCCGTTGAGCTGACCGTGGAGCAACACAAGCCGGAAGAAGGCCTGCGGGTGCTTCTGGAAGGCTTTGCGCATTACTTCAACCGCACGGCGGAGGCCCTGGGGCCGTACCCGCTGGCAGATACCGCAATGTTGATTGTGCTTTATACCCACATTGCGGCGAGCCTTTCTTACCAGGACCCGGCGGCCGCCCAGATGGCAGAGCAAATCGAAAAAGTTGTAAAGCTGCCGCCCGTAGATTTCTACGCGGCCAGCAAGAAATAAAAAAATGGAGGAACACACATGAACGCAGAAAACGCAGCAATGACCCCCGCAGCCGAAAACGCGGTTGTAGAAACCGCCACCGAGAGCATCGGCACCCGCTTTACCAAAAAGGTGCTGGCCCAGTTTGCCAGTAACACCGGCAGCCAGATTGCAGTAACGGAGTTCCAGCGCCGCCTTATCCAGGGATACTTTATCCAGATCGACCGCGCCCTGGCCGTAGCAGAGGAAGCCCGCGTGGCGAAGAACGCCAAGAACCGGGACCACAAGTGGGACGAAACCCTCCCCGTAACGTGGAAGTTCGTCAACCTCCAGGACCTGGCAATGGACCTGGTACGCTACGCCCGTATGGGCCTGGATATGCAGTGCGAGAATATGTTGTTCCCGATCCCGTACAAGAACAACAAAACGAACCTGTACGACGTGACCCTGATGCCCGGCTATAACGGTATCCGCTACGTTGCCATGAAATATGCGCTGCACAAGCCCAAGGCGGACACAATCGAACTTGTTTACAGTAATGACAAGTTTGCTCCGCACCCGAAGGACAGCCGCCACCCGGTTGCGTCCTACGAGTTCGAGATCACGAATCCCTTCGACCGCGGCGACATTGTGGGCGGCTTTGGCTACCTCGAATACGACGACCCGACACAGAACGAGCTTATTGTTATGCCCATGGCTGCCATTCGCAAACGTATGCCCAAGTACGCAAGCGCCGAGTTCTGGGGCGGTACGAAGCAGGTCTACAACAAGGAGACCGGCAAGAAGGAAGACACCACCGTGGAAGGCTGGCTGGACGAAATGTGCCGCAAGACCCTGATCCGCGAGGTTTTCAGCGCAAAGCACATTGTACGCGACCCCGAAAAGCTGGACGAAGATTACCGCGTGATGAAGGCCAGAGAGGTTGCCTATGCCGAGATCCAGGCGGAGGCTGAGATCCAGGAACAGGCCAACACCGTTCTGATCGACACCGCGCCGCAGCCCGCAGCGCCCGCAAGCCTGCCGGAGCCCAAGAAGACGATCCAGGTCGATGCCAGCACCGGCGAAGTTCTGGAACCCCAGGCGGCGCCCGCGGCAAAACCCACCAGCCGGAAAGCAGCCCCGGCACAGTGGGACGTTGCGGAGCCGGATTTTTAAGTGGACATTCGGCCCATTGCCAGCGGCAGCAGCGGAAACGCCTATTGGATATCCGACGGCAAAACCCCGCTGCTGCTTGATGCTGGCATCCCGATGAAGGCAATCCAGATAGGATGCGGATTCCGTGTGCGGGAGCTGGGAGGCTGCTTTATTACGCACTGCCACGGAGACCACAGCAAAGCCGCAAAAGACCTTTTGCGCTACGGCGTGGACGTTTACACGGGCCAGGGCACCGCAGAAGCCTGCCGCCTGGAAGGCCACAGGCTGCACATTACGCGGCCGCTTGAACAGTTGACGGTTGGCACGTTTCTGGTTTTGCCTTTCGATGTGGAACACGATGCGCCGGATTCGCAAGGATTTCTTCTGGAATCTACGGCGACCGGAGAAAAGCTGCTGTATTTCACAGATACCTATTACCTGAAATACAGATTTTCGGGCATTACCCACATACTCGGAGAGTGCAACTACACCCGGGAACGAGTGCAAGAAAACCTTGCGGAAGACACGCTGCCAACAGTTCGGGCCGCTCGGTTGATGCACAGCCACATGAGCCTCCAACACCTGGTTGAATTTTTGGAGGCAAGCGACCTTTCGCGGCTGAAACAAATCTACCTCGTGCACCTTTCGGCTGAAAATTCGGACGAGGCCGAAATGAAACGCCGGATTCAGCGCCTTACCGGCGCGGAAGTGTACGTTTGTTAATTTCTACGATGGAGGACGACATGGCCGGGGTAAAAATTGAACAGGGGACCTTGACGCACCGAAAAACTCTGCGCCTTAAAGGCCTGCTGGGGATAGGCGTCGCCCAGGCGGTCGGCCATCTTACAATGCTCTGGGTATGGGCCGCAAGCAGCACCAAGGACGGCAGCCTGGTGGGAATGACGCCGACGGAAATCGCAGAGGTTTCCGGGTGGGCAGGCGAACCGGCCGACTTTCTGGCGGCCATGATAGATGCCGGTTACATAGACGAAGCACCCGGCGGCTTCCAGCTCCATGATTGGGCCGAAAACACAGGACAGATCGAAGCGGAAGCCCGCCGGGAGGCAGCACGAGAACGGCAACGGAGATTCAAAGAGCGAAAGCGGGCAGAGAAGGCCGCAGAGGCCGCGAGAGCGGAGGCAAGCAAAGTGCTTGCACCACAACAAAAGCCGCTTGTCGTGGCCCCGCAGCCGCCGCAGAGGACGGAACCACGCACGGACCCAGAACTGGCCCGGGCTGGACAGTTCTATTTGAACAACATAAACCCAACGCCGCCGCGCTGGGAACTTGAAGACCTGACCCAGGCTGTCGCTGAGTTTGGCGCCGACGTGGTGATCCACGCAATGGAAATCGCCCAGAGAAACAAAGCGCCGAACTGGAAATATACCCGCGGCGTACTGGCACGGTATAGGGAGAAGGACGTGAAAGACCTTGCAGCGGCCGTCGATGCGGATAAATGGACAAAGGAGGAAGCACGAAATGGAAAAGCTGGGCGATATGATCGCCAACGGGACGCAGTCCCGGCAACCCAGGACCTCGCAGGATTCCACACCGCGTGAAACCTCCATCCTGGCAGACGAGGCAATCCGCCGCGGCTACAAGATGGACAAACCGGCACCGGAGCCGGAGCATTGCAAGTTCTGCGGCAAAACCCTGCAATACAGGGGCTTCCTCCTTCCGGCCATTGCGCCGCACCGCGTGTTCGGCTGGGATTCGCAGCCGGAGCGCTGCACCTGCCCAAGGGCGCAAGCCTACTGGGAGAGGACAGAGGCCAAGAACAAGGCCGCAGAGGAAGCCAGGGCAGCCGCAGAAGCCGCCACAGCCTTCAACCGGCGCATAAACCGCCTGTTGGGTGACAGCGGCATGGGCGCCCGCTTCCAGAACAGGACCTTTGACCGCTTCCAGGTGACGCCGGAGAACCAGAAGGCCTATACCGCTTGCAAGGAGTATGCGGCAGCGTTCAAAGCACAGATGCTTCCCGGCAAGGGGGAGGACGGCGAAGCGGTACCCCCGCAGCGGGAGCGCAACGGCCTTTTCTTGGTGGGAGGCTATGGCACCGGCAAAACACACCTGGCCGCAGCCGTTGCAAATGAGCTGATCCGAACCGGCACCCCGGCCCTGTGCATGACCATGATCGACCTTCTGGCGAACGTGCGCCGGACCTACAACGGCCAGGGCGACGAGGCGGACATTTTGAAGCTCTACACCGAAACCCCGCTGCTGATTATTGACGACCTGGGCAGCGAGGCGGCAACCGAGTGGACTTCATCCATGATCTTCACCATCGTAAATGCCCGCTATGAAGCCTATATGCCCGTGATCGTAACGACCAACTGCGGCACCGAGGAACTGACCCGGAGCCTGACACCGGCCGGGTGCAGTGAGCGAAACGCCCAGAAGATGATTGACCGCCTCCGGGAAATGTGCCTTGCAGTTCCGCTTGACGGCCCATCATGGAGGGCGAAATGAGCACAGAGAACGGCCGGTGCTACCGGATCTGTAAGACCTGTGGGAACCGCTGGAACGTGAGCTGCATAACAAAAGGCGGCGGGCAATCCTACATCTGCCCCCTCTGTGAGTGGCAGAAGAAAAATAAAACCCAGGGAGGGCAGCATGAGAAGTTACAACACATTCGCAAACCGCGGCCGTGATTTTGAGGACTTCGTTATACAGGTGAATGACCTGTATACCCGCAGCGGAAAAGCTGTGGTCTACAAGGTACCAACGGAGTTTTTGCCGATACGCGACAGCACCGGCCAGATCAAGAGCTGCAAGGTGGAGCATAAATCCTGCGTTGATTTCCTGGGCCGATACAACAGCATCCCCGTTGCGGTGGAGGCCAAGCAGACGCACACAGGCCGGATCGATTTTGATGCAGTACAGCCGCATCAAGCCGCCTTCCTGGACGCCTGGACGACCGACAAGGCGGTGGGCGTGATTCTGGTTAGCTTCGGCCTTCGCCGCTTCTTTGCCGTTCCCTGGCCCTTCTGGCGGGCTGCCAGGAATACATGGGCCGCACAGAAGGGAACGACCAAGAAGAAGCGCACGCCGCCAACCGTGACGGCCTACGGCCAGACATGGACGCCGCCACCCATGGCGAGCGCAGCCCCGGAAGATTTTCTTCCGGCCTGGGAAGTAAACCTCGGCGGCCGCACCGGTCTGCCCTACCTGGAAACCATTGAAAAGCTGGAAGGAGTTCTGGAATGAGTGACGATATTTATTTAGCCCGCTTCGACTATGAGGAGCTGACGGAGCAGGCCGCGATCCCCGTTATTATCGTGACCGCAAACCAGGACGACTACCCGCGGCGCTACGTTGCCCGTTTGTGGGACATGAGCGTCCCGACGAGCACCCAATACATGGCCCTGGAAGACACCCTGGAAGAGTTACGAAAGACAATTCCGGCTGAAATGAGCCGCCTTCCGGCAGCACCGGACGACAGCATTGTGGAAGCCTGGCTTTAAGGAGAAACACATGGAAAAAGTACGTTTTGAAGCCTTCAACGTTGAAGAACTGCGCGTTTTGCGCCGGGCTTGCTACGAGGCGGGAGCCGCATTTGGCGACCCGGGCCACACGGCGGCGGAGCGGGCAACGCTGGACGACCTGGCCGTCGAGATCCTCGGCGAGCTGAAAAAGAAGGAGGCGGCCGCCGCCCAGCAGAAACAGGAAGAACCCGTGGAAAAAGCTGCGGAGGATTCCGAAAAGGGCGCGGCCGATCAGCCGCCGGTTGCGCCGAAAGCTTTCCAGAAGCCAGAGCCGCAGAAAAAGCGCGCGGTGCAGCGGCTGGACATTCTGGAAAGGGCAAAAGCTGCACAGCCCGCCGAAAGCGCCCACAGGGGCCGGAAATAAGGCGAAAGGAGAGAACACACAATGAGCAGCACAGACAACCTCCCGCGCCCGGCGGACAGTCCTTGCCTCAAATGCGCTTCCGCTGGCTGCACGAGCATTACCATTGGCAAAGGCGACAACCGAAAGACCTTCCCGGGCTGCACGACCTGGCAGCAGTGGTTTTCTGAACGCTGGCAGGGCTACCAGGCAACTGCCTACAAAATGAAGCACCTTCGGAAGGCGCGGGGGCACGGGAATGACTAGATATATTTCTGTGTACCGTTGCCGCCTTTGCGGAAAGGAATACGCTGAAGGCGGCAACGGACACCGGACGCGCTGCCATGAATGGCGCAAACGAGGCGGCGTTAACTGCAAGCGGCATTGAGCCTGGACGACTGTGCATGAACGCGCCCACACTGTTTTCTATCCACCATTGCGACGGCGGAAGTTATGGCATTTCTGAATTTTTGGGTTTTAAGAATGCTGACTTAGAATACAAAATGAAGGAAATTTTTGAAAACCTTTGCAAGGAATATAAAGAGAAGGGCGCAAAAGCGAAGGTTTCGACTTCCATATTCCAGGGCGAGTTTTGTATAACCATGCGCAAGTCAAACGGCATTGTAAGGAAAATGAGTTGCTCAACAGAGGCAAGAATGATGGCGGAGGCCTGCGGCGAAAAATTCTCGCTGGAAGATTACTGTCGCAACATATTCGAGCGGATGAACCTAGAACTTGACCAGCTTTTGGCAAGGGAGGTACGGAAATGAGCAAGAACGTATTTGTTGAAGCCGGTTCGTTCCGGCGCCTCCTTATTGGCGCTGCCGGAGGATATGCGCTGCAAGGCTACCGTGAAGCAGCCGAAGCCGTTATGCACGTTGTTGATGCACTGGACAAGCTGACAACAGGCGGGAAGGGCAAAAGCCGGGCGGACGAAGACGTGGATGCCACGGCAGCCGCGGAAGTCATTCAGGTTTACTGCGAGAAGCGCCGGAAGGTGGACTGCTGCGAAAGCTGCATATTCAACAAGGGCAATAAAGGACCGCTTTGCCCGCTTTATGGCAGCCCGATGGGCTGGGAAGGATTCAGAGGAAAAGAAAATGGATGAATACATCCGGCGTGAGGCTGTGTTAAAGAGCCTGGAATATACCACGGTATGGGAGGCAGAAGCAGAGAACGTTATCGCGCTTACCCTTCGTGCGGCGCGGGAAAAGGTTGAAAAGCTTCCTGCTTTGCAGGAAAAAGACCTCTTTCCCGCATGGCGCAACCCTGAAACAGACCCGCCCAAGGTCGAAACCGAAGTGCTGATTTTGTACCGCAACGATATTGACGGATACAGTATTACGACAGCGCACTATGAAGATGGGAGCGTTTTTTCACAAGATAGCGTATGGTATTGGGAAGACCTTCCCGATTGGGGAACATACGACGAGGAGCGGGACGACTACAAAATCCCGAAAGGCTGGTGGGAATACCGCCACTTCAACCCGGACGACGTTTACAACAACAAGATAGACCGCCCCGTGGTGGGTTGGATGCCGATGCCGCCGGAGGAGGTGACACAGAATGGCAATCAATAAGAAAACCCGTGAGGCGGTATACCAGAAGTACGGCGGCCGCTGCGCGTATTGCGGTAGGGCGATTACCTACAAGGATATGCAGGTCGATCATTTCCGGCCGCTGCGGGTATGGAATGAAGCAGACGGCGCGGCGGATGATATTTCAAACCTTATGCCCGCCTGCCGGATGTGCAACCATTATAAGCGCGCAAACTCCCTGGAAGTGTTTCGCCGGTATATTGCCGAGATTCCCCGCAAGCTGCGCAGCGACTATATTTATAAAATTGGCGTGGCCTACGGGAACGTTGTTGAAAATGAAAAGCCGATTGCGTTTTTCTTTGAAACACAGGAAACAAAAACGGCTTCCGAATCTGCCGTGATGCAGCCGGAAGACATGGCTCATTATTTGATGGATTTTTGCCATGGCCATTTAGCAGCCGGGAAAGGCTGCCCAGGTTGCCCGTTTGATAAACCGACCAGCGACAACGGGGATGGAGAGTGCCGTTTGTATGTCCCGGATGACTGGGATTTTTGAGGAGGCGAAGAAATGAGCGAAAAACGCATGGTCTACGCGGAGGACGTGATCCAGAGAATCCGCGACCTGGCCCCGGAAATCCTGGGCGGATGGTATAATCCGGACATGGAGAACGAGGTGGAGCAGCTTGTTTGCGTTGTGGAAAACACCCAGACGGCAGCGGCGGCGGACGCCCAGCGCTGGCGCTACACGGCAGAGGAGCCTCCAAAGGAGGAAGACGGCGACTGCTGCGGCCGCGTTCTAATCGCCCACGCCGGTGCCCACTGTGCGGTCGCTACGTCCTTACAGTACGCCAGAAAGAACCCGGAGGCGGTCCGCGTTTGGATGCCGCTTCCGAAACTACCGTGGGAGGAAAAGAAATGAGCATGGAAGAAACTGCCGTTCTTTTGAGCATCCGCCCGGAGTGGTGCCAAAAGATTTTCCGCGGAGAAAAGACCATGGAGATCCGCAAGAACTTTCCGAAAGACTTCCAGGGGCAGCCATTTAAGTGCTTCATTTACTGCACAAAAAGACAAAACGCCGGATTTCGGATGGAACCAGACGAAAGACTGCTGCGGCTGGAACCAGACGGAAGCCTGCTGCGGCTGGACGGAACCGTTATCGGGGAATTTACCTGTGATCGCGTGTATGAAATCGCTCCGTTTAACCGCGCACCGGACGACCTGGAAGCCCAAGCCTGCATGAACCGGGACCAGATCTTGGAATACACGCACGGCAAGGGTTACGCCTGGCACATTACCGAGTTGAAGACGTATGAAACGCCGCTCGACCTGTCAGCATTTCACCTCCGTTGCGAAAACGCCCTGCGCTGGTGCAACAATGGCGGCTGTGCAATGCACATTGAACGACCCACAAACGGGAACTGCTGCGGGAATTATGGCTTGCAGCTTAACAGGCCGCCGCAAAGCTGGTGCTATGTTGTGGGCCCTGGCGAGTGCCACAAGGAACTCCAGGAACAGGTGAAGGCCACGCTTAACAGGCTTTACCCGAGAAAGAAGGTTTCCGACATTCTGCCGAAACCTGAAATTCTGGGCCAGCTTGCGGAAGAGCTTGCAGAGGCTTCCGCGGCTGCCTCGAAGCTGCGCCGCAAAATTGACGGAAAGAACCCGACACCGAAGACCTTAGAAGAGTGCTGGGAGGACCTGAAAAAGGAAATCGGCGACGTTATGAACTCCATTGATGCCCTTACAGAGCAAGATCCGCAGAACTACCACGAGTTTATGAGCGAGTGCGGCGAGTACGCGGAGCCAAAAATGGAACGCTGGCTTTTCCGCCTGAACGAACAGAAAGAGGAACACGCATGAAAAAAGCACCTATTATCCCGACACCCTGCCCGAAGTGCGGCAGCCCGCTGATTATTAAGGCGACGCCCGCAGACGGCGGCCCGGAAGAGATCTTCTGCGCGCTGTGCAAATTCCATGCGGAGAGCGTGGAGGCATGGAACGCAGAATACAAGAGAAAGGAACACGCATGAAAAAGAAGATGGTTCTCGTCCACCCCTGCCCGAAATGCGGCAGCACTTACCTGGCCCACGGGAAACCCTATGGTTGCGCAACGCCCTGGCTCGTTGCTTGGCTTGGCAGCCTGCACGGCGTTGTGTGTACCGCGTGCGGTCACTACAAGCCCACAGTGATTGCATGGAACAGAGAGTGGAGGAAGAAAAATGCACAATGACAGTGCTTTGATGACGGATGTGCTTGCGTCCATAGATGTTGCTGTACAGGCGGCCAAGTTTTCGGAGGCAACCGGCGTGCCGATACCGAAGCCTCTTACATGGCACTGTAAATTTTATGACGCTACCGGCGCGTTTCCGTCCGGATGGTATGAGTGCCCCGTGTGTGGATGCAGGGTGGACTGGAAGCCAGAACGTTGCCCTAGTTGCCACACACGGCTGGAACCGGAAGAAACGGAGGGGTGAACCGTGGAAGGAAGAAACTATCCGCCATTCGAGACCTGGGCAATCGACCTCCGCGAGCGTTTCCCACTCTGGCCGTACAATAAACCGAAACCTGGCCATGAGGGCTTCCGGCTTCTGGATGGACCCGCGCCCGACTTCCATCGCATGACAGTGGAAGAATTTGAAGCCCTGCCCCCTCATATATGGATGGACGTCAAAAAGACCCTGCCGCCCCTGGAACACCCGGTTTTAACCGTGGACGCCTACGGCGACTACCACACCAACACAGAATACATTGACAACCCGGAGATCCCGTTCTGCATCACCTACAACAACGGCCGTTTCTGGCCGCCGATTGCATGGAGCAAATTCGACCGGTTGAAATGAAGCGGTGATTGATGAATGAGTGATGAAAAAGCCGAGCGCCATCCGCTGATCTGGGAGTTTTTATATCCGCCGGTGAGCTACAATTCAAAGGAGATTCCGTTTTTTGAATGGTTTGCACAGCCGTTGCGAGTTGTAGACAAAGAACTGTTTATTTTACCAAAGGAGGACCCACGCATGGACATGGGTAGAAACAGCGAACATTACAGCGACCCCACACCCGGCACCGCCTGGGAGAATATGCGCAGGGAAGAAAAGCGGCTGGACGCCGCCCGCCTTGTTGTGATTTCGGCCCTGGTGCCGATTCTGCGCCAGACGGCAGAGCTTGCGGGCTTTGAGATTATCGGACGCATACCGCTGCGCGACAAGGCGACCGGGAAGGAGTACCGTTAAATGGAAGGATTTGATTTTTTCGGCCTTGCAGCAAAGGAAGGCCGCGAGCCCGAAACCAGGAAGCTGCCGCACCGCATTCTTTTCCGCGGAAAGCTGAAAAGCGGTGCGTGGGCCTTCGGAAACCTGAACATTGACAGCAGAGGAATCTGTATTATTCGGCCGGGCGAGCACGTTGTGGGCAAATACGGCCGCGTAAACCCCGAAACTGTGGGACAGGCTACCGGCATCCGGGACAAGCGCATCCAGGACATTTTCGAGGGCGATATTTTGAAGATTTGCCACAGAACGACCCAGCCCGTTTGTTTGGCCGTGGTGAGATACGACAAAAAGTGGGCTGCTTTCCGGGCCTTTTCGGTAGAACGCCCATGGTATTCTGTCCAGATTACAGGCCTGGACGAAGTTGTGGGCAACGTTTACGACAACCCGGACCTTGCCAAAGGAGGGCGTAAGCATGACGAAAGCAGAGCTTGAGACGCTTTCAGAACGCTGGCGAAATAAATCAGAAAGCGCCCTGGAGCGATACCAGGAGACCGGCACGCAGAGATACTACCGGGAATACTGCAACGCCGAAGACCTGGCAGACGCATTGAAAATGGCCGCAGATGCCGCAGACGCCCACGCCGACAACATACACACAAAGGCACAGCTTGCTAATTTTGCATATAAGGCTTGGCTGATAGAACACACAGAGGAAGCGGAGAAGGCCAAAAAGACAGAGGAACTTTTGACCGAGCTTATTTCCTATGGCGTCATGAAAGGAGTAATCCGCAATGATGAATAAAAGTGCCATCGACTGGTGCGATTTTTCATGGAACCCCGTCACCGGCTGCAATTTTGGCTGTGAATACTGCTACGCCCGCCGCCAGGCCACCCGGTTTGCCGGAAACACCCGCCTGAACATGACGAACGAGCAGCTTAAAACAGATACCGCCGGGCTTTACATTCTGGAACAGCCCTTCAAGAACTACAACGGCGCCGTTCTTCCGTTCCCGGCCGGATTTGCCCCGACCTTCCACAAATACCGCCTGGGAGACCCGGCGAAGAAAAAGAAGCCCGCGAACATTTTCGTTTGCAGCATGGCGGACCTTTTCGGAAACTGGATTCCCGAAGAATGGATCGAGGCGGTTTTTGAAGCCTGCAAGGCGGCACCCCAGCACAATTACTTATTCCTGACCAAGAACCCAGGCCGCTACCAGACCCTTGCAGCAGCGGGAAAGCTGCCGGAACTTCCGAACTTCTGGTATGGCAGCAGCATAACAGGGCCGGAAAACAGTTTTTGGTGGAGTGAATACCACCACACCTTTGTGAGCTATGAACCCATGCTTAAACCCCTGGGCATTGCAGACGAGGACGCCGCCGCAAAGGTTGACTGGATTATTGCCGGAGCCGAAACCGGCCACAGGGCGGGGAAGATCACCCCAGAAGAAGGCTGGCTGGAAGAACTTGCAGCCGCAGCACGAAGGGCAGGCGTCCCGCTTTGGATCAAAGACAGCGAGGAGATCCGCGCTGTGATAGGTGGAGAACCGGCCCAGGCCTTGCCGGATGCGCTTAAACGCCCCAAGGACCGCCCCACGCCGCGCTGCGCCGAGTGTGAGCACTGCGTTAAGACCCAGGAGGGGCAGAGAGGCACCCGGAAAGAATGCGCCATTGGATGGACAGCCGAGGGCTACGAGAACGGAGGCGCCCGCCATATTCCGACCAGAGGAAACCGCCAGTCACCCGACTGGTGCCCGAGAAGAAAGGACGATGCAGAATGAACAGCCGCGAGAACATGGGCGTCCTGGGCTCCCGTATTGCCAACATGGGCCAGACCCTTATGCAGGCCGCAATCCGTACCGGCGTAGCAGCAGGCGTGAGCGCAGCGGCCGCACACATTGAGGAAGAGCACCAGAAGGAGGCAAAGGAGCGCACGGACCGGCGCCTCCATAACACCCGGCTTCTGCTGAAAAACTACCGCCTTTTGAAGCGGCACACCGCAGGCGCCATCTACAACGCCAAGCAGGCCAAGGAGAAAGAGAGCGCAGCCAGCATCCTGGACGGCCTGGAAAGCTACACCCGGGACGACAGCCTCTATATTGAGAGCATCAAGCGCAGCCAGGAACGCACCCTCATTATTCTGGCCCACATTGAGAAGATGTTGGACCTATACCGCGTCTGGTGCCAGCAGAACGGCACGGAGGAGGACGTGAGGCGCTACGAGGTGGTCATGGAAACGTACATCCGGGAGCCGAAAAAAAGTGTACAGGAAATCGCGGGCACTTTTGGCATCGAACGGCGCACCGTGTACAAGGACCTCAATGCAGCAATTCAGCCGCTTACCGCCTTGTTTTTTGGCATTGACGCCGTAAAGGCTGCCTAACGTGCGCCAGGGTGCACAAATTGGGCACTGACAGGGCACTTTGAAAGATATATAATACTAGCATGGAGGCTTGAGGATGAATGAAAAACCCTATAACGGTACCCCCCCCCGAGAGGTAACGCCTGACGGCTTCAAAGTATACTGTGCGTATGACGAGATCGTGGAAACCGACAGCCTGAAACCGAACCCCCGGAACCCGAACAGACACCCGGAGGCACAAGTGAAGATGCTGGCCCACATAATTGCGGAACAGGGGTGGCGAGCCCCTATCACCGTGAGCAGGCGCAGCGGCTACATTGTACGCGGCCACGCCAGACGCCTTGCAAGCTATGAAGCAGGCAGCCGGTACGCCCCCATCGAGTGGCAAGACTACGACAACGACAGCGCCGAAATGGCGGACCTTGTCGCAGACAACCGAATCGCGGAGCTTGCCGTCCTGGACCAGGATGCAATAGCCGGGATTCTGGCCGAGCTGAAAGAGAACACCGACGACCTGGACCCGGAGCTGTCCGGCTTTACGGCGGAACAGATCGAGGACATGATCGCGGAAAACAAGACCGACAGGGAAGCCGAGGAACAGGCCGCGCGCCTGACCCTGGGCGAAAGATTCCTCATTCCGCCCTTTACTGTCCTGGACTCCAGAGGCGGCGTATGGGCCGAAAGAAAGAAGGCCTGGAAGCGCCTCGGTATCCGTTCCGAGGTTGGCCGCGGTGCTGACGACGACAACACGAAGGCGGGCTTGACTTATAACATAAGCAGCCAGCCGCCGGGTGCCTACAAGGCCAAGAACGCCTATGAAGAAAAAATCGGGCAAAAAATAAGCTGGGAGGAGTTCGCCGAACTTTTCCCGGATGCTATGGCGTACAGCGCCACGTCCATTTTTGACCCGGTTTTGTGTGAGCTGGCATACCGCTGGTTTTGCCCGCAGGGCGGCACGATCATTGACCCCTTCGCAGGCGGCAGCGTTCGCGGCGTGGTGGCGGCCCTTACCGGCCGTAAATACACCGGCTGCGATTTAAGCGGCCGCCAGATCGAGGCCAACGTGAGCAACTGGGAAGAGATCTCCCACGTTAGCGTCCTGGACGATGCGCCCGAGGTGACACCGCCCACATGGATAAACGGCGACAGCTCCCACATCGACGAGCTGGCACCGGGAGAATATGACCTGTTTTTCACCTGCCCGCCCTATGCAGATCTTGAAGTGTACAGCGACAAGCCCGAGGACCTTTCAAACAAGGAATACCCCGAGTTCTTGCAGCTTTACCGCAACGTGATCCGCCGGGCAACCGCTATGCTGAAACCTGACAGCTTTGCCGTTATTGTGGTGAGCGACCTTCGGGACAAGAAGGGCTTTTACCGCAATTTCGTTTCTGACACCATCGACGCCTTCCAGGACGTCGGCCTGAAATTTTACAACGAAGCGATTCTTGTAAATACGGCCGGAGGCCTGGCAATTCGCGTGGGAAAGCAGTTTGAGCACAGCCGGAAAATGGGCAAAGACCACCAGAACGTCCTTGTGTTCTGCAACGGAGATCCTGCCCAAAGCGCAGCCTTCCGCACGGAAGACCCGCAGGGATACGCAGAGGACATAAACAGCTATCTGAAAGCCGGAGCGGGTAAACTTGGCGTGAACCACGAAAAAGTCCTGGTTTTTGCCAAGGGCGACCCGGAGAAGGCCGCGGAGACCATCGGAACGCCGGAAACCGCAGAGGAGGCCGACCGGTACGACAACACGGCCCTATTAAAAGAAATTCTCGGAGAAGACACCGGGGACGAATGACAGCGTAGGAGGCTCGGGAGCAATCCCGGGCCTTACTTTTTGCCAGGAAGGAGGAAAGACCATGGCACACACAGGGCAGCGCGACCCGTGGGAACGCCTGCCAGGAGAGACGGCGCGGCAGTATGAGTGCTTCTGCGCTTACCGCGATATGCGATACTTGGAGAAGCCAAAGAAGCCGGGCGGCATTGTTCGGCCGGACTTTACCGTCCGCCGCAGCATTCGCGGTCTTGCCGAGCAGATGGGCGTTACCCGCAAGAGCCTGGAACCCATGAGCGCAAAGTTTGACTGGGTTGCCAGGGCAGAGGAGTACGACAGCTATATTCTGGATTGTGTAGCGGCCCAGAACACGGCCCAGATCGTGAAGATGCACGAGAAGCACGCGGCCATTGCGGAACAGATGCTGCGCAAGGCCACCAGCCGCCTGCTGACCATCCCGGACGCCGATATAGACGCAAACGCCGTTGTTCGCATGGTGGATATAGGCGTAAAGGTGGAGCGGCTGAGCCGAGGAGAGCCCACGGAAAACCGCACCGTGACCCATGGCGGCGCGCTGGAAGTAGAAAACACGCAACGCGCGGACCTTTCCGCCCTTTCCGACGAGGAGCTAAACCAGCTTGCCGGACTACTGGAAAAATCTAGCCCAGGTTGACCCTGCGGCGCTTCTCCGACAGGTCCGCCGGGAGCAGGCGGAACGGAACCTCCCCGAGTTCATCCGCCAGGCATGGCCCGTCATTGAGCCCGGCACGACGTTCATTGACAACTGGCACATAGATTGCATCGGCGAGTACCTGGAAGCGGTAAACCGCGGCCAGATCACCCGCCTGATCGTAAATATGCCACCTCGCCACATGAAATCCCTGGAAATAACCGTGTGCTATCCGGCCTGGACGTGGGTAAAGCACCCGGAACGGCGATTCATAAAAGTTTCATATTCCGACAGCCTGAGCCGCAAGCACAACGTTTTGACCCGTGACATTATACAATCCCCGTGGTATGCAGCCAACTGGGGAGACCGTTTCAGCCTAAAAGACGACGTGAACCGGCAAAACGAGTTTAAGAACAACCACCAAGGCCTTATGTTTTCGACCTCTGTCGGCGGCGCGCTGACCGGCGAAGGCGGCGACTGCATAATTTTGGACGACCCGCAGAACCCCTTACAGGCCAACAGCGAAACCGAGAGAGAAGCAACCATAGCTTTCTTCAAGAACACCTTGCAATCCCGTCTGAACGACCCGAAGACGGGCGTTTTTATTATTGTGATGCAGCGCCTTCACGAAAAGGACCTGACAGGCCATATTTTGGCTGAGGACCTGGGCTATACACACCTTTGCCTCCCGGCGGAGGCGCCGCAGCGCACAATAATCACCTTCCCGGTGAGCGGCCGCGAGGTGATCCGCGAGGAAGGCGACATCCTGAACCCGCAGCGTTTCGACAAAGAGACCTTGGCGAGCCTAAAAAAGTCCATGGGCTCCTTGCAGTATGCGGGCCAGTATGAACAGACCCCCGCCCCGGCGGACGGCCTGATCTTTAAGCGCGAATGGCTGCAAAACTTCTTCGACCCCAAAGCAGCGCCCCACCAAAGTATGCTTATCCAGTCCTGGGATATGGCTTTCACCAAGAGCGAAGGCAGCGCCAAGGTGGCGGGCTACATTGTGGGCCGGAGTGGTGCAGACATTTACATTTGGGACCTGGTAAACGAAAAAATGACCTTTACCGAGAGCGTGGCGGCCGTGCGCACCCTGACGGGCAAATGGCCGAAAGCCAGGGCGAAGGTTATAGAGAACAAGGCCAACGGCCCCGCAATCGTTGACCTGTTGAAAAAGCAGATTCCCGGCATGGTAGAGTTTAACCCAAAGGGCAGCAAGCAAGAACGCGCCCTTTCTGTTACGCCCTACTTTGAAGCCGGGAATATTCATTTCCCGAAGCCGGAAACGGCGCCCTGGGTGCACGACACCATCCAGGATCTTTTGATGTTTCCAAAGGGCGAATACAAGGACGATATAGACGCACTTGTGCAGGCTATCTTGTACTTGATGGACAAGCCCGCAAAGAGCCCGCCAAAGGCAGAAGCAATGCTTTCCAAGAGCAGCTATTGGCGGAGATAAACAGAAGGAGGAAAACGCGTGACAACCCGAAAAGGAGAAGTCGGCCGCATAGGCCAGAAACGCTATGGCGGCGTCTTTTATGAAGAATTTTTGCCGGAGCTGCGCGGCCGCCGGGGCATGGCGGCTTATAGCGAAATGGCAGCAAATGACGACCTTGTGGGCGCCATTCTGTACGCAATAAAAATGCTGATCCGGCAAGTAGACTGGAACGTGGCGCCCGGCGGAGCTTCCGAGAAGGACCAGGAGGCCGCAGACTTCGTTCTGGAATGTATGGCCGATATGCAAGACACCTGGACGGACACGATCAGCGAAATCTTGTCCTTTCTGACTTTCGGCTGGTCCGCCCACGAGATCGTTTACAAGCGCCGGTGCGGCAGCAGCCGGGACCCGCGCCTGAACAGCAAGTACAACGACAGCTTGGTGGGCTGGATGAAACTTCCCATCCGCTCCCAAGAAAGCCTCTACCAATGGGAGTACGACGAGAACGACAACCTTGTCGCGCTGACCCAGATGCCTCCGCCGGATTTTGAGCTTATCACAATTCCGGCGGAAAAGTTGCTTTTCTTCCGCACGGAGAGCAGCAAGGGCAACCCGGAGGGCCGCAGCATTCTGCGCAACGCTTACCGCTCCTGGTATTTCAAGCGCAGAATCCAGGAAATTGAAGGCATCGGCATTGAACGCGACCTCGCGGGCTTTCCGGTGCTGACCGCGCCGGAAGGGCTGGACATTTGGGACCAGCACGACCCGGATATGGTCGCAGTTCTGAAAAACGCACAATCCATTGTGCAGAACATCCGCCGGGACCACCTGGAAGGCCTTGTGCTTCCGTTCGGCTGGAAGTTGGAACTTTTGAGCAGCGGCGGAGACCGGCAGTTTGACACGAACAAGACCATCGACCGCTACGACACCCGAATCGCCATGACCGTTATGGCAGATTTTGTGCTGCTGGGCCACCAGCAGACCGGCTCCTTTGCGTTGAGCGACAACAAGACGCATATTTTTTCCATGGCAATCGAAGCCTTCCTGGACGTGATCTGCGAGCAGTTCAACAATAAGGCCATCCCTGACCTTATGAAAATGAACGGCGAGCACTTCGCAGGCCTTACGGACTACCCGCACCTTACCCATGGCGACGTGGAGGACGTGGACCTGGACAAGCTGGGCAACTACTTGAAGAACGTCACGACCTCCGGCCTCCTGGTGCCAGACGAGGGCGTGGAAGACTACATCCGCGCGGCCGCCGGGCTGCCGAAGCGGCTTGACGACTATGTGCCGATGCCTGGCGAGGACCGCGAACCGGGCAAGGTAAGAACCACACAGAAGCCGAAGAAGGACACCGGCGACAAGATGGGCGGCCTTGACGACGAGGAACCGGAAGAAGACCCGGCGGAAGTAGAAAAGGCAAGAAAGGACCTGGGGAGGGACTAAGATGTTTAGTATTCGCAAGGCGCGGGCAGCAACACCCCACGACTTCGTGGCAAAATCCAAGCCCAAGAAGTCGAAGGCGGGCAAAGATGCCCTTAAAAAGCTGAACGACTACCTGAACTCGGCTTCCAGTGAGCCGATGTACTTCCTTCACAACTTTTGGAAGGCCCAGAGCAACGCCATCACCTACAAAGAACTTCGTGAAGCCATTATGAACGGCTATCTTGACGAAGCGACCCTCCAAGCGTGGCAGCAAGATTACTCCCTCTTTGTGAAAAGCCACCTTGAACCCATCTGGCAGCAGGCAGCCAAAGCCGGAGCCGATGCCCTGGCGGCGTCGGCTTCCGGCGGGTGGGTTTTTGACCCCATGAGTGACGCCATGACGGCCTGGATCAAGGACCACGGCGCCGAGTGGGTAACGAAAATAAACGACGAAACCCGGGACGCCATGCGCGCCATGATTGAGGCCAGCACAAAGGGCCAGTTCACGGTGGACGAGCTTTCCCGGGCAATCCGGCCGCTTATCGGCCTGACAGAGCCCCAGGCGGCCGCAAACCTGAAATATTACGCCAGCGTAAAGAAAAATCTTCTCGACAACGGCGTGAAGGCGGATGCGGCTACAAAGAAGGCCCGGGAGCAGGCCTATAAGTACGCCGATAAGCAGCTCCGGCAGCGGGCCTATACCATTGCCATCACGGAGAACGCCGCAGCGTACTGCGCCGGATACCGTGAGGGCACGGCACAGGCGCAGACGCAGGGCTATCTTGGGAAGGGCGTGTATGTTTTTGCGACCGCCGACGATGAAGACGTCTGCCCGGTATGCAGTGCCCTGAACGGCACCGAAACCGACGCCGAGGGAAGTTACCACATCGGCACAACAAAAATGACCTTCAAGATGGGCCCGCATCCGCCGGTGCACCCGCGCTGCCGGTGCGCCGAATACTTCGAGGAGAAGGAACCGCCCGTATTTCTGCCCCAGCAGCCCGCACAGGACGTTATACAGCCGTGGCCCGGTAATTTGCCAGACCCCGGCGAAAACAGCGCAGACGAAAGCCAGGCCTATGTGGCGGGCAGCCTGAAAGTGCCGGATGGCATGACCTCGAACGGGCCCGTCCACCTTGGCAATACCGGGAAAATGTACGACTACACCGACGCCAACGGCTGGGAATGGTATTTCAAGCCTGCACAGAGCAAGGGCGGGCAGTATGAGCCTTTCCGGGCCTATGCACAGGAGGCGGGCTATAAGGTGCAGTCTATTGTGGACCCGGACACGGCCGTCCCGGTGGGTGTCGGAACCATTGACGGAAAGTTTGGAGCGTTCCAGGAGAAGGTGCAGACCTCCGCCGGAGGAATCAACCTCGAAAACTGGCAACTTGGTGCAGCTTCCGGCCTTTCACCGGAGGTGACAGCGCAGATCCAGCGCGAGCACGTCACAGACTGGCTTCTGGGCAATTTCGATGCACACGGAGAAAACTTCCTGACGGACCAGGAAGGGCGAATCGTTGGCATTGACAAGGAACAGGCCTTCCGGTACATGGGCGACGCCAAAAGCCATGTAATGAGCTACACATACCACCCGAACAGCGCATACGGCGAAACAGAGCCGGTTTATAATACGCTTTTTCGGCGTTTTGCGAATGAGGACATAGACCTGAACCTACAAGACACCCTGCCGTATATAAAGAGGGTGGAGAGCATACCGGACAAGGAATACCGCGAGATATTCCGCCCCTATGCAGAGGCTTTGCACGGCCAGGGAAAGGAAGCCGAAAAGCTGCTGGACGAGATCGTGGAACGGAAAAGCACCCTCCGCGAAACATACCGCACGTTTTACGAAAGCCTTTTGACGGAACGCAACGGCGTGAAGACCTCTTTCGTTTGGGCGGACGAGGCCGCAGCCGTTGCGAAGCAGCCCCTTGCGGCCGTGCAGATTACCCCGCAAGCGGCTAAGGGCATGACGGTCCAAGACCTGAAACAGATTGCCAAGAACAAAGGCATTGCCTACTATGGCAAGATGAACAAGGCCCAGCTTGTGCAGGCTGTAACGGACCCCGTAAAAGCCGCAGAGCTTTCCCAGGAGGTGAAGGCCAAGGCCGCCGCAAATGCGGCCGCACGAAAGGCGAAAGCCCAGTACACAGCCCCGCAGGCGGCAGTCCCGAAGGGTATAAAGGGCGCCGGGGATATTTTCACAGACCTGTCGAAAGTTCCGACCACGCAAGAGGGAATCCCGATTTCTTCCGACCGCGGCAGCGTGGAGGGCCTTGTCCTTCGCGCCCGGCGGATGAACATTGACGGCTCAGAGTTCTACGAGGTGAGCGGAAAGCTAACGCAAGGAACTTGGGAGCGGACGTTGAAGACGATCAAGCCAAACAGCGCAACCGAGGCGCTGGAATTTGAGGAAGCCTCCAAGACGAGCGCCTTTTTCAGTTCCGGCGGATTGAGCATAGGCGTAAACACGAAGTGCCAGGCCGTGCACGATGGGGAAAAGACCTTGCAGGTCTATACCCACGAAGGCGGAAACTATTACTCCTGGCAGGGCTTTTTCCGGGCCCGTGTTCCGGTGACAGCAGACGGCGGGTTTGATGCCCGGGAAATGACGGGCCTGCTAAAAACGGCCGGTCTTGACGACCTAACGGCAACGCCTACGGCAGAGGCCGAAAAGCGCCTCATAAAATCCCGCTTGGTCTGGCAAAACGCTCCTTCCCGCGTTCCAGAGTACGAAACCCTGACGGGCGACGCCCTGGACAAAAAGCTGGACGAGATTCTAAAGGACCTTGGCATTGACCAGAAGCGGGTGGACGGCGTGGAACTGCGCAAGGTGTGCGACGGTTACGCCGTCTATTACGACCCGGAGCAGGCCAAAGCCCTAAAGGCTGCGGGCGCAGATTATGTTTGGTGCGGAGTTGGCAGAGCCGAAAACGTTGTTTCTATCGTTCAAAGCGGCGGCCTTCGCAGCACAAACCGGCGTTGCCTTTCTGGCATCCGGCTGACCGGCGCGAGCCCGAGTTCCGACATGGGAACCGGCGGCGCCGATAACGTTTTTACCCGCATCGGAACGAGCGCGGGCCGCGGGAAAATCCGGTATGATGACAGCTTTTGCGGCAGCGGCTACCGCCTCATTATAGACGAAGCGGAACTGGGCCGCACGGACTGGTACGCATATACCGGCGATAACTTCGGAACGACCAGGCCGAGCACTCTTCACAGCCGCCAGGGCTCTGAGGAGTTTGTGAAAGGCCAGAACAGATCTTTCAAATCCGGCAACGAAATCATGTTCCGCCAAGGCATACCGACAGAATCTATACAAAAGATTCGCTGCTCGGGCGACTATGAGCGCGACAAGCTGCTGAAAGCGTTTCGTGACGCCGGAATAACGAGCGTGAACGGGATTCCGATTGAGGATTTTGTGGAGGTTGGCGATTACTTATGAACAGACGCCTTGTTTATACCGTAAAGAGGCCGGGCGATAAGAAGCCCACCGGCCTTGCCCTGAACTGCCACCTTTGGCACGGTGCCTTCCGTTACTTCGACATGGAGCACGGCCACGAGATCCCCGGCAAGGTGACAGAGGACGGAGAGGACGCCTTCACATTCACTTCGGAGGGCTGCGCGCCCGGAGCCTGGCAATTTGAAAAGCTGACCATTGAACGCTTCCGGCGCGAAACCTACAAAATCGTGGAAGGCGGCAACTACATTGCGCAGACAATCCGCAGCACGGCGGACCTCCACGAATGGTATCGCAAGAGGTATGGCGAAGCCGCCGGGCTTTGCTTTCCGCGCGTAAATAACGAATGATTTACGCTTAAATTTTGAAATACGCTGAATTTGCGCTGACTTTTGCAATTATTTTGCAAATTCAGCGGATAAGGAGAGAGCCATGTTTACTTTTAACGAAGCACTCGGCAAGAAGCCGCCCGGCAAAGAGCCGAGCGGCCGCATTGCTGGCACCTTCAAGATCCAGAAGTCTGTTGACGAAAAGCGCCTGGCCTTTGGCTGGGCCAGCGTGGCAGCCACGGCCGCGGGCGACACCGTGACGGACTACTACGAGGACATCATCGAGCCCGACGAGCTGGAACAGGCTGCCTATAACTTCGTGCAGTTCTACCGTGAGGGCGGCGAAATGCACGAGCGCGGCGGCTGTGCTGTCCTGGTGGAGAGCGTTATTTTCACCAAGGAAAAAATGGCAGCCATGGGCATCCCGGAAGGAGTTGTCCCGGAAGGCTGGTGGATTGGCTTTAAGGTGACAGACGACGAGGTTTGGGAAAAGGTCAAAGACGGTACCTATCCCATGTTTTCCATTGAGGGCGAGGCTGTCCGCGAGGAAGTGGACGGCGAGGAGCCCGAGAACTGAATACCGATAAACCAAAGCCCCGACACCCGCCGGGGCTTTGTTGTTTATAAAAATCTTCAAAGAAAGGAGGAAACGCAAATGGCAACCAAACTTAAAAATCTGAAAATCAAGAAGGTGGACTTTGTGGACAACGGCGCAAACCCCGGCGCAAGCATTGCCCTGTACAAGAGCAAGCCCGCCGAGGGCGAGGAACCGACCGCAGAGCCCCAGGAGGGTGCCACACCGCCCGAGGAATCCGTTCTGAAACGCATTTTCCGTGCTATTGCAAAGAGCATCGGCGCCACCGATGCCCAGGCAGACGCGGCCGCGGAGGAAGTTTCCAAGAGCGCAGAGGTTCCCACTTTCGGCGACGCCATGGCACGCCGCCGTCTTGGCCGGACCACGGACGAAATTTGGGAATATTGCTACGCGCTGAATGACAGTCTTTGCAGCATTGTGAGAAACACCGAAATTACGGTGGAGGACAAGAAAGCCCTTATGTCACAGAGCTGCGCAGAGTTCGCCGCAGCGTGCGAAGAAGCAATCCCGAAATGGTCCGGCGGCGCTCCCGTGAAGCTGGAAAAGGCAGCCCCCGCGCCTCTGACGCCCGACAGAATCGAGAACGCCAAAGCAGCCCGCGCCCGCCTGGACGAGATGATCGCCAAGGCGGAGCCGAAACCCGCAACCGAAGATACACTGCCGGAGCCCCCGAAAGAGGGCACCGACCCGACGCCTCCCGCTGACCCGCAGCGAGAGGAACCCGTTCAGAAAGGAGCATTTGACATGGAAATCGACAAGAGCAAGCTGTCCGCCGAGGAAGTGGCTCAGCTGGAAGCAATCGAGAAGAAGGCCGGTATCCCGGCCCAGGCAACGCCTGCCGTCCCTGCTGGCGTTGAGAAGTCCGCCCCCGCCACCCCCGCAGATAACGCCACGGGCGGCGAGGAGGACATTTACAAGGGCATTCACCCCGATGTTGCCAAGGAAATCGCAGAACTGCGCAAATTCCGCCAGGACGCGGAGAACCGCGAGCTTCTGACCGTTGCCAAGAAGTACGAGCTTCTGGGCAAGAAGCCCGAGGAACTTGTCCCCGTGCTGAAATCCCTGAAAGCCGCAGGCGGCACCGCCTACAACGATATGATCGGCATCCTGGACGCGAACCTGGAAGCTGTGCAGAAGTCCGGCGCATTTTCCGAGCTTGGCAAGCGCGGCGGCACCCACGGCGAGGTTATGGGCGGCGCAGGCGACGCATGGAGCCAGATCGAGAAGAAGGCCGAGGAGATCCGCAAGTCCGCCCCTGCTATGAGCTACTACGAGGCCATCGACACGGCTTGCCAGCAGAACCCCGATCTCGTTCACGACTACGAGAACGGCCGCTAAAGAGAGGAGGAAAAGAGTATGAGCACTATCGGCACTGCAACCAATTCCAGCCCGTACCTGGCCGCGCCTGCCGCTGCGGCCATTGAGAACGGCAAGAACCACTTTGTTACCCTGGGCGAGAACGGCGTTTCCCTGGCTACTGCTGGCGCCGCCGCCGTTGGCATTCTGCTGCCTGACACCGAGGACAAGGTGGCAGCAGGCGAGTGCGTGACCATCCAGATCAAGGACCGCACCCTGATTCAGACCGGCGGCGCTATTACCGCGGGCGACCCCGTGGCAAGCGACGCCACCGGCTGCGCCGTGAAGGCAGAGGCGGAAAAGTTCATCGTTGGCTATGCCATGGAGAGCGCAACCGCCGCAGGCCAGATCATCCACATCCAGATTACCAAGAGCGGCTTTGTGCCGAAGGCGGGCTAAAGGAAAGGAGAATTAAACCATGAATACCAGAAACACTACCGCGGGCATTACGGCCGAGATCGCCAAAGGCTGGCAGCCCAACAACTACCTGACCAATATGTCCATGGCATACTTCCAGAAGCCGGAAGACTATGTGGCACACAGCATTTTCCCGGTCTGCCCGGTGCAGCTGTCCGCTTCCTACTACTACACGTTCAGCAAGGAAGATCTGGCCCGCGACAACGTGCAGCCTAAGCCTGCGTTCGGCAAGGTTGATCCTGCTGTGATGGGCCAGGACGACAATACCTACAAGTGCCACGTTGACCAGATCATCCTTGGCATTGACCAGATCGCCGCCCTGAACTACCAGCGCAGCCGCGCCCCTGGCGTGAACGACCCCCGCCGCGCCAAGGTCCGCACCGCCACCGAACAGATGCTGCTGCACCAGGACATTCTTTTTGCAAAGAACTTTTTCCATGCTGGCGTCTGGGCAAATGAGCTGACCGGCACCACCAACGGCAGCGGTTCTAAGGAGTTCGTGAAGTTCAACGACACTTCTTTTGACCCCATCGGCTTCTTCGACGACCTGCGCACCGAGATCAAGCGCCAGGGCCGCCGCACCCCGAATCGCCTGGCACTGGGCATCCAGGCTTACAACGCCCTGAAAAACAACCCCTTCGTCAAGGAGAGCGTGAAGTACACAGGCACCACCGCAAACCCCGCCATCGTTACGCCCAACGTTCTGGCACAGCTTTTCGGCGTTGAGCAGGTGAAGATCCTGGAATCCACCTACAACTCCGCAGGCCTGGGCCAGAAGGAGAACATGGAGTTCATTTGCGACCCCAAGGCCGCGCTTCTGTGCTATGCCACCCCGACCCCGCAGATCGACGAGCCCTCCGCGGGCTACATTTTCACCTGGGATATGCTGGGCAACGGCGCTTCTGTCGCCTTTGACCAGTACGAGGGCGAAAACGGCACTCACGCGGAGTTCATCGAAGGCCTGTGCGCTTCCGACATGAAGAAGACTTCTGACGACCTGGCAATCTTCCTGAAGGACTGCGTCTAAGGAGGATGCCATGGGATACACCTGTTTGAAAATGGCGACCTTCGGCGGCGTGAAATACCGCCCGGGCGACGTTGTGGAGGCTGAAATGATCCAGCCGGGCAGCGAAAGGGCAATGCAGGACATGGGCATTATTGCCGAGTTCCAGGATCTCGAAGTGGGCAAAATCGAAACGCTGACCCTCCCCATTACTGCGGAGGGCGGCGTGGTAGAGCTTGACGCCACCCCGGACGCCGTTGTCCAGGCTGTGTGCATTTTGCAGCAGCGGGCCGAGGAGGCGGTGGCGACCATTGCCGAGGTTGAGGACCAGAGCGTCCTTATTCTGGTGAACGCCTGCGACAGCCGCAAGAGCGTCAAGACAGCCGCCAAGGAGCGCGGCGTGTTCCTGGAAGACGAGGCTGCAAAGGCCGTGCAGGAGGCCCCGGAGGGCGGCTCCGAGGGGGTGAGCTGATTGGCACAGCTCACATACACCTACGACGCGAGCAAAATCGCCGAACACGGCCTTGACCAGATGCGCTTCGAGCTGGGGGACACGATGGTGGAGGGCGGCGTGGAAACCTGTGCGCTGAGCGACCAGGAATACAAAGCCGTTATTGAAGCCTACCCCCGCTGGAAACGTGCAAAGCTGGCCTGCGTGGAAAGCATTCTGCACCGGTTTTCCTACGAGGTGAACACCAAGGTTGGAGAACTGAACCTCTCCCTGAGCGACCGCCTGGACTACTGGAAAAAGCTCTATTCTGACTTAAAGGCAGATGTGAGCGCTTCCGCCCCGCTGGCAAACCCGGCGGCTATCAACGGCGACCACTATTTCTACGCTGGCATGATGGAGAACCACGGGACCGGCAGAGGAGGCGGCGGCCATGTTTTACCTTAGACCCGGGAACCTTTACAAGGACTTTGTGATCGAGCCGCACATAGCGGAAAAGAGCACGACCGGGCGGGCGACTGCGAAATACGACACGGAGAGCCGACAGCTTCTCCGCGGCGTACTTTCGGCCGCTTCCCCGGAAGTGATCGAGCGATTCAGCCAGAACGCGCATCCGGTCACGCACCAGATCGCGCAGCGCGGCAGACCCAAGGCCAAGGCTGGCGACCGCCTTATTTTGGAGAACCGGGCGTACTACGTTGAAGGCGTGGACCCGCTCGGGGACCTGGGCCTTTATACGCTCTACTACGTTCAGCAAAGGGAGGACACGCACAATGGAAATTGATATTTCTGGTGCCGTCCAGGGCTTTGTACAGGACGTGGAAAAACAGGTTGCGAGCCGCGCCGAGCGTGCCGCACACGTTATTCGCAAGTACGAACTAAGCGTACTGTCGAACAACCCGAAGCGCAGCGGCAAAGTATACCGCAAGCCTGCGAGCAATAAGACCTACACGGCATCCGCCCCCGGTGAACCGCCCGCCCTTCGCACCGGCGACCTCCGCCGGAGCTTCCGACCGCTTGCAAAGAGCGAAATCGTCCAGAGCGCCAAGCACTACACACCCGGCATCCGCACAGATGTGAAGTATGCGCCGTTCCTGGAAGATGGAACCAGCAGAATTTCCCCGCGCCCCTACGCGGAGGAGATCAAGCAGAAGGCCTTCCCCGAGGTGAAGGCTATTTTTGAAGAAAAATACACCTAAGAGGAGGGCAGCCCCATGGGCCTTATGAAGGAAACCACATCCGCGGCGATTGATACAACCGCCATCCACCCCGGCGACCTGATCCGCGCAAAGTACGCAGACTGGAACGAGGCAAAGAACGGTATTGTTACCGCCGTGACCGGCGGGGAAATCCGCTGCCTTTACTTTCCGGGCATCCGGAACGTGTGCAATTACTTTCTGATCGCGGCAGACGAGGTTACAGAAGGACTTTGGGATATTTCCTGGAGCACCGACATGAAGACCATCCAGACCGAGGGAGAAAAGCATGACGCTTGAAGAACTTATCTATAAGCGGATCACTGAATCCGCCGCCGCCGAACGGCTGGCGCTCCACAACGGGGCACCGGCCGTTTTCTTTGGCCCGGTGCCTACCGACACGGACCCGGGCTGGGCCGGGGCTGAACAGTACCCGCGTATTTCCTACACCATCGACATGAGGGCAAACCCCGAGCGCCAAACCGCCGGGAATCTGTACCTTGATGTTTGGTGCCTGGACAGCGGGACCGTGCCGGAGGCCGTAGAGCCCAGCGTCCGGGCTGCCCTGTGCGACGTTATTATGGCGCCGCATGAACAGCCCCCGTACAGCCTGGCGTGGGTCACAAGTGAAACCTTCGAGGCCACAAAGCAGCTTGACAAGAGCGCCCGCGTTATTGGCGTGACGGTGACGTTCGACCTGTACGCATTTCCGCGCCAGGAAACCACCGACCCGGACCCCATCCTGGCAATGAACGCCTTCACGAACAGGTGGAGCGACGCTGTGACCGTGATTGGAAGCGACCGAATGGGCGAGTATACGGAGCCGTCGGACCAGCACCCGGCGGCTTATTTCCGCCTTGCGAACTACCACCGGGCACAGGAAACCAACACCGTTATTTGGCTGGAAGGCGTTCTGGTGGGTCACCTGATCGCGCCGACCTACGCAGGCCGCCAGCGCTGGCTCAAAGCCCTTGCGGACGAGCTTGCAACCCGCGGGGAAGTCGAAATGTTAGACACTTCCCCCATGTTCATACGCGGTTTAGAGGTGGACGGGAGCCTTGACCCGCTCACGGCCGGGCAGATGCGCCTTGCCGTCCGCTGGGGAATCTTGAGGCGGCCGAAGTTCGCCCACAAGCTGAACCACATCAATACGAATTACAACTACAAACCGTAAAAGGAGGCTATTATGGCAGAAACCAAAACCACGGCTGCCGCGCCCGTAGAGGCGGCCGCCACCTATACCGCCGCCGAGCTTATCGCAGCAGCGCCGGAAAAGTTTGGCGTTTCGCGCGACATCGCAACCGCCGCCCTGCGCATGGCTGGCAAAAAGTCTGCCACCGTTGAGGAGGCAAAGACGATTATTACCGCGTTTGCAACCAAGGAGGTGAAATAATTATGGCTGGTACCTTTTCTGTGGGCGAATCCAAGACCCGCCCGGGCGTTTACCACCGGCGTTATAGCGTTGGCGGCGGCGAGGTTGCCGGTGCGCTGAACGGCGTCGGCATGGGCATCATTCGCGCAAACTGGGGCCCGCTGAACCGGGCCGTTGCATTTGAGCCGTCCACCAACGTGAACGCTGTGTTTGGCAGCGGCAACACTGAGGATCTTATCACCGAAATGTTTTCCGGCGGTATTTCCAGCGGCTATTTCGTGCGCTGCGGCACCGGCGGCACGGCGCCCACCATCACCCTGAAAGACAACGCGAAGGCCGACGTTGTGACCATTACCGGCGCCTACGTTGGCGATCGGGCATTTTCCGTGTCCGTTCGTGACAGCCTGACCGGCGACGGCCGCGAGTGCATCATTTACGAGGGCACGACCGAGTTCCTGAAGGTGACGTTTGAGGCCGACACCAAGGAGCCCGCAGGCCTGGCCGCGGCTATCAACGCGGCCACCAAGGACTTTGTCGCAAAGGCGACCGCCGCAGGCTCCGGCGTTATGGCTACCGTGACCCAGTCGGCTATGACCAAGGGCACCCAGCCCACGGCTGCGGTCTCCGAGTACAGCGCGGCCCTGGACGCTTTCGACGCTGTGCGCGGCAATGTTATCTGTGTGGACACCGACGACGCTGCCGTTCACGCCCTGGTGCAGGCATACATTACCCGCACCTTTACCGGTGGCGGCTACCTGATGGGCTGCGTCGCCGAGAACAAGGGCGTCGAGTTCGACACCCGCACGACCCACGCCGCGGCCTTCAATGACGAGAAGATGCACTACTGCGTCAACGGCGCCCTGAATGCTACCGGCGACGACTACAACGGCTACAAGCTGGCCGCCCGCATTGGCGGCATGATCGCTTCTGTGGCTTCCAACGTGGCCCTGACCCATACTGTGGTGAAGGGCTTTGTGGATCTGGACGAAGGCCTGACCAACAGCCAGATCGAGAAGGCATTGAAGCACGGCTGCATCGTGCTGACCAAGAACGCTTCCGGCCAGGTACAGATCGAGCAGGGTATCAACACCCTGGTGAGCCCTGACGGCGACATGGATGCGGGCTGGAAGAAGATTAGACGCACAAAGGAACGCTTCGAGCTTATGCAGCGCATCGACGACAGCCTGGACCCCATTGTGGGCAAGCTGGACAACGACAGCGACGGCCGCGCCACCGTTATTGCCATGGGCAAGGCAATCATTGCCGCCATGGTGGGCGAAAAGAAGCTGACTTCCGGCGATATGTACGAGGACGAGAGCAACCCGCCGCAGGGCGATTCCGCATGGTTCATCCTTGACATTGTGGACAAGGACAGCCTGGAGCACGTCTATCTGGCGTATAAGTATCGCTTTGCTACCGAAGTGAGCGAATAAAGGAGGGAATAAGCTATGTATAATCAGTCCGGCCCGGCCGACAGCCGCAAGGTTTTGAGCGGCAAGGACGCTGTGCTTTTCAATGGCGAAGGCGTTATGCTTGCCACCATTGAGAACTTCCAGGTCCAGGTGAATGTTTCCAACTCTGATTACCAGCCTCTGGGCGACGCACAGGCACACGCCACCATGACCGGCTACAAGGTATCGCTGAACTTCTCGCAGATCGTGATTGAGGACGACGCCCTGATCACGGATATGTTCGAGATGATGCACAGCGGCCAGCAGCCTAACTGGGTATTCCAGGGCGTTACTTACGGCCGCAACGGCAGTGAGCAGCGCATGAACTACCGCGGCGTCGTTCCTGACGGCAACATTGACCTCCAGGGCGCATCCGTGGGCGATATTATTAAGCGCGCATGGAACATGGTGGTCAACGACCCGCCCGAGCTCCAGAAGCTCCTGGCCGCATAAGAGAGGCCGCAAAACGAAGAACGGATACAAGGGGAGGCGCCTTGCGAGGGCGCCCCCCTATTTTGTTTTATTCGCATGAACGAACAAAGCCATCATGGAGGACAAAAATATGAGCATCAAAGCTACTGTGAACCCCGCTGCCGATACCGCCGAGATCACCAAAGAGGAGCTGATCGCGGACGCCCGCGAGCATGAAACTTCTCTGCTGGACGGCCTTCTGACTGCTGCCGGTTTCAAGACCGCAGAGGACTGCATTAAAAAAGTGGTCATTTCCCGCGGCGGCAAGGACCTGTTCAGCTTCCACATCCACCCGCTGAGCGAGGAAGATTACAACGCCTGCCGCAAGAAGTTTACCAAGTACGTTAAGAGCAAGGTACAGGGCGGCATCCGCGTGCCGGAGGAAGTGCACGCGGTGAACTACCGCGCCGCGCTGATTTACACGGCAACCATCCCGGAGGACCAGGAAAATGTATGGAACAACAAGGCCCTGTGGAAAAAGCTTGACCTTGCGACCGGTTACGAGGCCGTGAACGCCCTGCTGATGGCAGGCGAGAAGGAAGCGGTGCTTTCGCTTATCGACCAGATCAGCGGCTACGAGCTTTCTGAGGAGGACGTGGCAAAAAACTAATCCTCGCCGGAGGGCGCGCAACGCTTTTGCACCAGATCTTCCAGCGCACCGGCGTAATGCCGGGCAAGGTCTGGAACGCCCCGCATGGTGAAAGAGCGTTTTGTTTGGCCTCCATGATGGTGCAGCTCGAACAAGAGCAGAAGGCCGGAGAGGAGGGAACAAATGGCCTCTGAAACTTTTAGAATTGCCATTGACGCAACCGTCAACGACAAAACCGGCCCCGGCGTGCAGTCCGCCCAGAAGCGCCTTTCTGGGTTCGATAAGAGCATCGAGCACACCAAAGACCAGCTGGACCGGCTGACAAGTACGGGCTTTCACATTGACCTGGACGCCGTAGACCGGGCGACCGCTACGATCCAGAACGTGGAAACGAGGGCCAGGAGCTTTGCCGGGAAGGCCTGGAACTTTACGGTTGGTATCATTGACAAGGCAACGGCGCCCTTGCAGGGCATTATAAACCTTGTGAGGAACCCCGTCTTGCAGGCTGGTGCCATTTTCGGCGTTTCTGTGAGCCTGGCCGACACGGTGGGTACATACGGAGCCTTTGAGGAATCCATGTCGAACGTGAAGGCCATTTCCGGCGCCACCGGCGAGGAGTTCGAGAAACTCACCGCCAAAGCGAAAGAGGAAGGCGCAACCACGAAATTCACCGCCAAGGATTCGGCGGACGCCTTCGGCTATATGGCTATGGCGGGCTGGAAAACCGAAGATATGCTGAACGGCATTGACGGCATTATGAGCCTGGCCGCAGCCTCAAACGAAGACCTGGCGACCACTTCCGACATTGTGACCGATGCTTTGACGGCCTTCAGGCTACAAGCATCCGATTCCGGGCACTTCGCCGACGTTCTGGCGCAGGCCAGTGCGAACGCGAACACCAATGTTGGCATGATGGGCGAATCCTTCAAGTACGTTGCCCCCGTGGCTGGTGCTTTGAAGTACTCCGTGGAAGACGTTTCCCTGGCCCTGGGCCTTATGGCAAACGCCAGCGTTAAAGGCTCCATGGCAGGCACCAGCCTGAAAACCTCCCTTGCAAACCTGGCGGCCCCCACCGACAAGATGCAGGGAGCCATGGACCGGTACGGCATCAGCCTGACCAAGCGCAACGGCGAAATGAAGACCCTGCACGAGGTTTTGGACAACTTGCGCAGCAGCCTGGGCGGCCTTTCCGAGACCGAACAGACCGCGGCCGCAAGCACCATTTTCGGCAAGGAAGCCATGGCCGGTATGCTGGCGATCATCAACGCATCCGCTGATGATTACAACAAGCTGACCGCAGCCGTGAACAACGCCGACGGCGCCTCCCAGCAGATGGCAGACACGATGCTGGACAACATGAACGGCAGCTTTACGCTGCTGCAATCTGCGGTTGATGGCGCAAAAATCGCACTGGGTGAACGCCTGTCCCCGTACCTTCGGGAGTTTGCAACCTGGATCACCGGCAAAATGCCGCTTGTTGAGGACGCTATCGGCGACGTAATGGACCGCGTAGACGCGAAAATCGAAAATCTACACCACACCATTGCGGAGTTTACCGCCAGCGATGAGTGGGCAAACGCTGACATTTGGGGCAAGCTGGGCATTGCCTGGGACAAGATCGTGGCGGAGCCGTTCGACGAGTGGTGGAACGGCAGCGGCCGTCAGTTCTTCGCCGACAGGGCCGCAGGCCTTGGCCGTGGCCTTGGCAGCGGCATTACCGCCGGATTTCTGGCTCTGCTTGGCATTGACCCTGCCGGAGCCATTGACGACGGCGCAGCTATTGGCGCAAACTTTGTTTCCGGCTTTATGGACGGCCTGGACTTCGACGGAATCCTGGACGGCTTAAAGACCTGGGCAGAGAACCACAAGGCCCAGGTGGCGGCCATTGGCGCCGTTCTCGGCTTCAAGCTGGTAACGGGCGCAGCAAGCGCCTATTCTAAACTCCGCAGTCTTACCGCGGCGCTTGGCCTTGGAGGCGGCACAGGCACCGGCGCGGGCTCTTCTGGTATGCCTTCCATGGGCGGCTCCTTCAAGACTTCCGCAGCCGTTATGAACGTAACGGCCCAGATGGTGGTTTTGAAGTCTGGCAACTTTGGCACCGAGGCAGTCTCCAAGGCTCGCCAGGCGGCAGAAGCGGCCTTTTCTGGTGGCACTGGCAGCCCTTCGCTGCCGAGCGCGGGCACCCCGGCGACGGCCGGAGCCCTGCCCGGCGCTACAAGGCTTCTCGGCGATGGCAAGGCGACCTTTGAGGGGACGGCCGTCGAGATTGACCCGGCGACACTGCCCGCAAAGGGCCTGACTTCCGCAAATAGCTGGCTGGGCAAGTTCCTGCAAAAGGGATCTACCCAGGCTACTATGAGCGCGGACGGCACCCTCACTTCTGTTACCGGTGGCGTTGGCGGCACCCTGGGCACCGTTGGCACGGCCCTGGGGAGCCATGCGACCACGGCAGCAGGCACAGCCGCAGCGGGCGGCGCAAGCATTCTGGGCGGCATTCTGGGCCTTCTGGGCATCGGCGCAGGCGTGAGAAACCTGTACCGCGGCACCCAGACCACCGGCAAGGACGCGCAGAACGAGTATTCCAAGGGCGGAACCAAGATCGGCATGGTTGGCGCAGGCGCAGCGGCAGGCGCAGCCGTGGGCACTGTGGTGCCTGTTGTTGGAACCGGCGTCGGCGCTCTTGTGGGTGCCGGTATCGGTGGCCTTGGCGCCCTGGGCTTTGGCGATAAAATCGGCCAGGCGCTTTCTGACGCTCTGGACGAAGGCGGAGCCCTGGACAACCTGAAACAGACGGTCGGAACCTTCTTCACCTCGACGTTGCCGGAGCACTGGACGAGCTTCTGGGACGGCGTGGGCACCACGTTTTCCGAAACAATTCCCTATGCAATCGGCTACGCCCTGGGCAAAACGAAGGTTTTCTTTACCAACACGCTGCCCGAGCACTGGACCGCCTTCTGGGATGGTGTGGGGGAGTTCTGGACCGAGGACGTCCCCGCGTGGGTGGAGAACACCGGCGAAAAGGCCGCAGCGTTCTTCACTGAAACGCTTCCGACCAAGTGGACGGACTTCTGGACCGGCGTCGGCGACTTCTGGACAAAGGAAGTCCCGGCCTGGGTTGAAAGCAGCGCGACGAGCGCGGCAAACTTCTTCACCGTAACGCTTCCGGCGAAATGGACCGGCTTCTGGTCTGGCGTAGGGGACAAGATCAGCGGATTTTTCACCAACGCCAGAAACGCTTTTAGTTCTGGCTTCTCTGCCGGATCGTTTACGACGGGCGGAGGCACGAGCGGCGGCGGTGGCGGACGCGCTACCCCGCACGCAACCGGCGGTATTATGACCCGCCCCCACGTCGGCCTTGTAGCAGAGGACGGCCCGGAGGCAATTATCCCGCTTGGCAGCAAGCGCCGTGGCCGCGGCATTGAGCTCTTGCACAGAGCTGCGGCAGCCCTTGGCGTGTCCGTCCCTTCTGGCGAGCGCTACGACGTGCCGCAGACCCCGAGCAACACCGTGGACACCCCGGCACCGAAAACGCCCAGCAGCCCCGTTTCCGGCGGGCTGGTGAGCCTTGACGGCCGCGAGGACGACGAGGCCCCAGAGGACGTCCCCGCATTCTCGCCGGTCGTGTATCCCACACCGGCGCCGCAGGCCCCGGCAGGGGCAGCAGCGCAGCCCGTATCTATTCCGGTAGAAATCGGGCTGAACCCGCAATTTGTGATCCAGGGCACCGCAGGCATGAGCCCGGACGAGATTATCGCAACCGTGAAATCCCGCATCCGCGAAATGGTGGACGACATAAGCGACGAGCTGGCCGAACGCCTGGCTCGCGTGTTTGCGAATATGCCCGCATAAGGAAAGGAGGGCAAAATGCTACCTGAGATTGTGTATATTACCCAACTCGACACGGGAACCAGGATTGCGCTCCCCCTTACGCCCGAAAAAGTTTCCGACAAGAGGGAAGGCAACTTCATCTCCTACAACATTTTGAACGTTGGCGAGGTGAAAATCCCGAACGGCGAAAAACTGGCGCAATTTTCCTGGAACGGTATCCTTCCCGGCGTTTCTATGCTGGGCATGGGTATTGTTTCGCTTTTCGACTGGAAACCGCCCCGCGTGATGATCGGCATACTTGACGGGTGGAAGAAAAACCGGAAGAAACTTCGGCTTCTCGTGACCGGCACAGCCATAAACCACGACGTTTATATCCAGAACTTTACCGTTACCCACGAATACCTCGACCGGGCGGAATACAGTATTTCCTTTGTGCAAGCGAAGGACATTCTGATTAAAACCACGGACGAGGCGGACGGAAAAACGGACGGCGGGAGCCTGGACGAGCGCCCGGCGAGTGCAGCGGCCGCAGCATCCACCCAGGCGACCGGCAAAACCTACACCGTGAAGCCTGGGGATACGCTGTGGTCCATTTCTAAGAAGTACCTCGGCAATGGCTCGCGCTATTCGGAGATCTACAACTCCAACAAGGCCGTAATCGGGAGCAATCCGGGCCTGATTAAGCCGGGCCAGGTTTTGACCATCCCGGGGTGAGGAGGGCCGCATGATCGACGTTTCCAAAGTGGCATACAACGTTTATGCAGTCCTTCAAGACGGCACCCGGCTGAACGTTACCCCGGCGGTGACGGATCTAGGCTGGGAGGAAGGGGAGGGCGAGTTAAGCGCCCGGTTTTCGTTCACGGCTGCCAACGTGGACTATAACGGGAACCCGCTTTCCTCGACCATAAAGCCAAACACGGCTATTGTGGTAACAGCCTCGGCCGGAGGAGATGAAAAGGAAGTTGCAAACGGGAAGGTGATCGAGTGGTACCCGCAGGACAGCGCCACCGCGAAGGGCTTTTCTGTGGTGTGCTACGACGACCTTTACAACCTTCAAAAAAGCCAGGACGACCGCTATATCAAGGCCGGAACTGGCACAAAATCCGCCCTGAACGCCATCTTTTCCGACTGGGGAATCCCGGCCGGGGAGTACAAAGGGCCGGATAAGCCCCACGCAAAAACGCTTTTCAAAGCGGAATACCTGGGGGACATTATAACGGAGCTTCTGGACGATGCCGAAAAGCACGGCGCGGACAACTACGTTATAAGAATGACCGGCGGCAAGGTGGACGTTTTGCCCATCAATGCCAACGAAACCGTTTACCACTTTGACGAGGACGACAACCTGACAACGAGCGGCGACAAGATCAGCACGGCCGACCTTGTTACCCGTGTTAAGGTGATAGGCCTCGAAAAGAAGACCAAGAAGCGGTCTGTGGAAGCGACCCTGGACGGAAAAACGGAGTATGGCATCCGGCAGCGGATCTATACCCGTAGTTCGGACGACACGGCCGCACAGGCCAAGTCTGCCGCACAGAAGACCCTTGACGAAAAAGGGGAGCCGACACGAAAAACCACCCTGAAAGGTGCGGATCTTCCGTTTATCCGCAAGGGTGACAAAATCCGGGCTGCGGCCAGGACGGTGAACGGCTTTTGCACCGTGCTGGGAGTGCAGCACGACGCAGCAAACCGCACTATGACCATGACTGTTAAAGTTTTGGGTGAAGATTCGGCGGAGAGCAAGAAAGGCTCCGACGAGTACAAGGTGGGCGACGTTGTGAACTTTGCCGGTGGCAGCCATTATAAGACCGCCACCGACACGCAGGCCGCAAGCGCAAACCTTTCGCCGGGAAAGGCAAAAATAACCATCATAAAGAAGGGCGCGAAACACCCGTACCACCTGATCTATCAGAACTGGGCCGAAACGCACGTTTACGGCTGGGTGGATGAAGGCGCCTTTTCAAAGTAACGAAAGGAGGAAACCGTGAACCCGAGTTCTGGCAACAAGGGCGTGAATGGGCTCGCCCAGGCCTTCGTTGGAGAAATTGACCGGCGACGTTCAAAAGATTCCGCATTGGTGCTTGACTTTGGCGAGATCCAGGACGATTACAGCCTCAAAACCAACACTTTTTCCATTCCTATCCCGGTGGAGGATTACCACGTCTGCCGCCAGCTGACCCTTGGCAAAACCGGGGATATCCTGGCGAAGACCCAGGCCATCGGCAAGCCCGGCAGCGGCGAGCATGACCACAAAACCTTCGAGCTGAACAGTATTCACGGCCCTGTGAAGGGAACTATCGGCACTCCCGCTTCCGGGCAGCCGGACCCTCCAGACCCGCCGCAGAACAGCGCGGGCGGCGGAGGGCCGGAAGGTGCCCACCAGCACCACGTCCTGATCCCGGAGAAAATGCGCCGCCTGAAACCCGGGGACCGGGTTCTGGTGGCCTGGGTGCAGTCGGAGGCCGTTGTGGTGGATATTATCTGCCCGGCGGAGGACCTAAAAAAATAACAAGACGAAAGGAAGGACTTTCCTATGGCTGAAAAGCAGCTTTACCCGGTTTTTGAAGTCCCGGACTTCGTCGCAAAGAAGAACGAGGAGAACCGGAAGCAGCAGTATAAACCTTCTGTTTATTTCGACTATGCGACCGGCGATTTTCGCCTTGACGGCGCCGGGCGCATGGCGGGAGCCAGCGGCCGCGAAGCCTATATGCAATGGTGCATAAAAACCGTTATGACGGAGCGGGACGCCTTTCTGGCGTATTCGACCAAGTACGGCGCAGAGCTCGAAACTTCGCTTGCACAAAGCGACCGCGCCAGCGTGGAAGCCAGCCTGGAACGGACCATCACGGAAGCGATCATGGCGAATCCCAAAACGGAGTATTGCCGCGATTTTACGTTTACATGGCCCGAGCCAGACAGTTGCGATTGCGAATTTGTTGTGAAGGGCCGCGGCTACGACGAAATCCAAACCGTCAGTCTGAATTTTTCAAAGTAAGGAGGTGAGAACATGGCCACAATTCCGGCATTTTCCGCGCCTGATTGGCTGAAAACCGAAACGGCGGAGCAGATCCAGGCGCGCATGATGGAAAGCCTCCCGCCTGACATTGACGACACCGAAGGCGGCTTCCCGTGGGATTTTACCTATCCCACGGCACTCGAAAAGGACGAACTGCTGAACTTCCACCTTGTGGAAACCTTAAAGTTGATGTTTCCGGCGTGGTCCTATGGGGCCTACCTTGACGGACACGCCAGGGCCGACGGCCTTTCCCGCCGCCCGGCAAACCCCGCAGCCGGTATTGTTACGTTTACCGGCACGCCCGGCACGCAGATCCCGGAGGGCACCGTGGTCTGTGTGCCTTCTTCCGGCGGAGTGCCTGCCATTGAGTACGCTACGGATTCCGTGGCCTACATTGGAGAGGCTACCGGAGGGGAGGGCGGCACGGTTGACGTTGCTATTACAGCAGTCGAACCGGGCCCCACCGGCAACGTGGGCGCGGGTGCCATCACGATTATGATGGACCCGATTGCAGGCGTTACCCTTGTGACCAACGCCGACAAGATCACCGGCGGCGCAGAGGAGGAAGACGACGAATCCCTCCGCCTGCGCATTGCGGAGTATGACGAGACTTCGGGCGAATCCTTTGTTGGCTGCGACGCGGACTATAAACGCTGGGCCAAAGAGGTTTCGGGCGTTGGCACGGTGCTGGTTGATGCACAGTATGAAAAGACGCATCCCAACTGGGTGCGCCTTATTATTCTGGATTCTTCCGGCGAGCCAGCCAACGGCTCTATTATTCAAAACGTGTACGACCACATCATGAGGGACGACAACCGGATCGAGCGGAAGGCACCCGTTGGCGCAATTCTCCTGGTGCAGGCCCCCGAGGGCGAGGTGGTGAATATCTCCGTTGAGGGCCTGCAGTTGGACGGCACCAAGACCGCCGCAGAGGTGGAAGAAATCTTCCGCACCGCGCTGATTGAGTATTACATCACCGCCAAGGCCGACAGCCTGGTGAAGTATAACGAGATCCACGCGGCCCTGACCCGCACCGAGGGCGTGAAGAACTTTTCCAAGATCCTTGTGAACGGTGACGTGAAGGACATTCCGCTGGACCCGGCGGACTACCCCTGCACCGGTGAGATTCACGGCATCAAGGATACGGAGGCGACCAGCGAATGAGCACCCGGAAGAACTTCGACCTTGAAAAATTCCCTGAAAACTGCGTTTCCAAGCGCATGATTTCCCGCGTATCTCCCATCTATGAGCGCTCCTATGTGGCGAAATGGCTCTATGAAGTCATGGGCAGAGAGGTGGACGACGCGGAGATCCGATTCTCCGAGCTGCGGGAACAGGCAAACCCGGAGACGGCCACCTGGGCCCTGCGCTACTGGGAGCAGCGCTATGGTATCGAGACGAACGAAAACCGCAGCCTGGCAGCCCGCCGGGCAGACATAATCGCCCGCCGCGGTGCCCGCGCGCCCATGAACCCGGCCCGCGTGGAAGCGATTCTGTCCGCCATGACCGGCCGGGCCGTGCACGTTGAGGAAAACGTGGCGCCCTATACGATCCGCGTTGATATTGAGGCGGGCGGCGAACCGCTGGACTATTCGGCCGTGGTGGACCGCTTGAAGCGCATCAAGCCGTCGCACATTGCCTTTCAGTTATTTGTGACGGCGGATGCAACCATCAAGGTGAGCCCACGCAGCAGGCAGAAAGTTTTCGAGTACAAGTTGACCGGCGAGCACCCCGACGTGAACAACATTGGAGTGCAGCACCCGGTTACTGTACGCATTTCTCCCGGCGGCATCGGCCAGGCGTATGCCTACCCGCTGACCGGTGAGCACATGACCGGCACCGTGCCGGACGAAAGCTATCTGGCCTATGTGGAGGGCGTACCGGTGAAGATCGTACCGACTGCCCAGGGCGCCGCTTATGCGTACCCGCTGACGGGCGAACACCTGGCAGGCCAACTTCCCGAGGAAAGTTTTATCGCCGCACAGGGCCGCGTTTCTGCCGTTCTGGCGGGCACCGGTGACGGCGGCGCCTTCCCGTACACGCTTGCCGGTGAAGAACCGGGCCTGAATAACGAGAGCGCGACCGCAAAAACCGCCCTGAGCCTTTCGCCCGGCGGCCGTGGCGTAGCTTTCGCGTATTCCATGACGGGAGAGCGGGAGGCGGGCACCACTCCGGATCTAAACAGTGTGGGAGCCCAGCAGGGAACGACCGTTGAAAACGGCGTTTCCGGCCGGGTTTTCTCTTTTGACTTTCCCCTCTGTGGGGACGATTCAGACTAA